CATCTGCACACTTGATGATAGTGAGATGTTGCTTACCATACCTTCTAGTGTACTCCTCACCCAAAGCCATCATGTGTAGCCAAAGCCACGTGTAGTGTTGGGTACTCTCTCTAGTCCATATAGTAGAGGGGTGGTTGTAGTGCGCCTTTTTGTAAGGCACATGTTCCCCTCTACCATAGTGGTGGTGTGCAGTGCATAACATCTGCGCACACTCTAGTATCATCTTGACTTTATGTTTGTCATAGAAGTATGATGCACACACCTCTGGGTCTTCGTGTAAATAAAATATGTTCATGTTAATATAATTCTAGTTTACTGATATGTTCTACATGTTCATACCAATCGCCTTGTTCTGAATGTATTGCGCCATCTTCTCCCATGCAAACCATAAATGTTTTAGAGTTTTCTCCCTGTCCTATTCCTTCGTTTAATTCAGAATAGTCAGATATAATTCTGTTCACTGCACTAACATCACGGTAAACATCATTCCATTTTAGGTGGTCTCCAATCCATACAATCCAGTATTCTGTATTCTTTACTTTCATTCCAGAATCACTATACTCGATATACTCGTATGTCTTCTCATACCACTTAAAGCTATCTGTTAAATCGTGTTCCTCTAGAACTTTATCTATTACTTCTCGGTGGTCTTTTCTGACACCGAATATAACTTGACTTCTGTATCCCATTGTTTAAAATATTTCCATCTTGGTTAATAATTCTTTTGTGTATTTAGCTACAAGTTTTTCTTTGTAGTTTTTAGCTAGGTCTTTTTGGTACTTAAGCTCCATTGATGAAGGAGAACTAGAGGTAAAGTATTTACCTCTGTTTGCGACTAAATCTTTACTATAATCGCTAAAGTCATTGATGTAGTATATACGATTAGTACCATTTTCACCTAAGTAGTTAGCTATTTCCTCGTGTATGAGAAACATTTCTTGTGCTTTTTGTTCAATGTAAGCATCAGCTTTTAGTTGTAATTGCTTGTCAATCTCGTTAGTTGTTTTCATTGTTATATTGTTTTTAGTTTATTGTCCATCATCTTCGTATTCTCCTAGCGCTATGTACTCTTTTCTTAGTTGCTCTAGTTGTTCGGATACCTTTTCTTTGTTACCCTTGAGTCCAAAGTATTTCTTTGTATCGTTAAACTTCCAATGTCTATGTGGTTTCATTCCTGCTATAAATAGCTTGACATCTCTGATAGATACCACTAGGTTATAGAAACCCTTGTGCATAGGGTTGCCATTCATAGATAGTATCGTATCATCTGAACAATCTGCAATGTATCTAGAGTTTTGCACTGCATCTGTGTATGTTAATATCTTTTCTGTGTACATAGTTACGCTGATTTAATTGTTGTTAATAGGTTATCAATTCTTTTCTCTCTCTCTTCCATAGGCAAAGTATCCCAATCTTGTGGCTTGATTATGCCGTGCGTTGCGAATACAATACGCTCTCTGTTAGCTAGTTTCTGTTCTCTAGTTTCGCTAGCCATATCTGACATAGCCATAAACATTTTCATAAAGTTAATCTGTTCCATTTTAGTTTAGTTTTAGTTGTTTATAATTAAAGAGGTCTTACCTCTAGTTGTATTCTTATGTATTCATTTCCATTCTCATCTGTATCTACATCTGCTAGTGAGCAGTTCCATTGTCGTATGATGACAGGCATACTATCTAGCCACCTTGTATCTTTCTCATACGCAGGTACTTCAAAGCTACATAAATCATTTCCGTTGTAATCTTCTATAACTATCTTCATAATTCCATTGCGTAATCCATTATTCTATCGTGCATTATATCTGTATCAAAGAAGGCAAAATAGAAATCTGTTATATCTCTTCCATTAGCCAAGGCTTTGGTAATTGTTACGATAGTTTCTGATGGTTGCTCCCAAGTAGAAGGAGCGTAATAAAAGTCATACTCTATCTCTAGTATGTTATCGTTTATCTCTTCCGAGTATGTTCCTGTATGTGTTCTCATGTCAGTCGTTGTATTGATTGTAATAGTTAGTAAAATGTTCTACGATTGCTCTGCCTTCTCTAGTATGAAAGCCGTAGCTATGTGTGTACATACCATCTATGCTTTCGTTACCTAGTACAAACCTCATCAGTGCATCAGCACTAGGTAGGTCGTCCCATAGGTAATCTAGTTCGTTACACGCTTCTGCTATCGCTTGTGTGTTGTGTCTAGGTTCTTCTCCTAGTTCTTTGATGTAGTCCTCTACATCATACTTTGTTAACTCGTTCATATCTAGTTGTTTATCAAGTTGAAAATTATCATTGTTATCATTACGAGAAACCCTAGGTACATCACTGCGCACTCTAGGATTTCTATTCTTGCTCTCTTCTTACTCTTCTTCATAATACATATTCTTTAAAGAATCTATCTACTATTACCATAGCATTCATTCTAGCGTAATACTCTTGTTGCGTTAGAGTACCCGTTCTTTGTGGGCTAGGTAGTGCTATCTCCTTCTCAAGTAGTTGCTTTGTACTACCCTCTAGGTGTTCGTACTTTATGGTATACTCATCATATCCCATTAGTATTCTTCTAGTAATTGTCTCAATCAATTCATTCTTTTTATTCCAATCCATAATTCTATTTATCTTGGTTAATATATCTTAATAAAAATACTACGAAGTAGTATATGATTAGGTAAACTGCTAGGTCTATCGGTGTCATATCTTAGAAATTTATCCATTCGGCACCTACCTTTACTACCTTTACTTCCTCTTCAGTATACATCACTTCTTCTTGGTGAAAGTTTTTCTTGATGTAGTTGCATAAGCTAGATAGTTTATCGGGCTTTACACCATCTGTGATTAGTGTTAGTCGGTAGCTATCTTCTTCTACCATTACCCAAGCGTTTGGATGGATTTTATTACCCGTATCAGGATGTTTCCACCCACCTTGTATCTTTTGTAGTGAGTAGCCACCGAAGGTATCGCATACTAATTCTAGTACATTCTCTAGATGTACTTGTTCTGCATTGTCTGTGTGTTTGCCACTTATGGCAAAATAAATTTCATATCTTATCATATCTAGTTTTTTTAGTGTACAACAATATTTACTTCGTACCAGTTATCGCTATCGTATTGTATCTTGAATGTTATGTCAAACCAATGGTGTTCTTTATCCCATTCACAAGAGTACTCCTCTATGTAGGAAAATTTACTTATGGCATCTATCTTTTGCATTAGTTCTGAGAATGTAAGAGTCTTCCTTCTACTTGACCATTGAAGTCGTATGTCTTTATTAATGGAGGTATGGAAGAAGTCATCTAGCGTTAGGCGTAGTTCATCTTGTAGCATTCCATCGAGGTGTACTAATTTGTTCAGTATTGTCGGTTTCATATCTAGTATTTTTTCTTGTTAATTACTCGGTAGGCATTAGCTTTTGCTCTAGCTACCTCTCTCTTTACTTTAATAGTTCTAAATGTACTCATGATATAATTTTTTTAAGTTTTATTTAACTAATGTTATTTTATTGTCCTCAAATTCTCTATATAGTATATCTGCAACACGATAAACCATATCTAAATCGCTACCTACTATATCTATTGCTAAATTATAGCAATACTTTTCTAATTCATTCATAGTTTTATTAGTTTTAAGTTACAGACTAGGGGAATGTTACCTGTGTAGCTCTTATGTCTACCATATTCGTTATCCCCTAGTTTCGACCTATTAGGTCTCATCAGTATAACTCTAGCAAGACACTTCTGTCTTCTCTACGGCAAACCTAGAGATGCTATAAGCATAAGCTAGGGAGTACTTGTGTTCCTCGATAGCTTCTTCTAGTTCCATAGCTTCTTGAAACTCTGGGTTTACTCGGTAGTTGTTGATTACTCTCTTGTTAACACCTAGTTGAATAGCTTCGTTTACTAGGTCTAAGTCGAATGATAATACTGCATTTGTCATGATTGAAAAATTTAAAGTTAGTGGTGGACAAGGGTATCGCTCCCTTCGGATATGCTAGTACGACATCTCTAGTAGAGACCTAGCAACGGACAAGTTATCCGTAGTCATTCTAGTCCACCTAGAATACCTAGTCGATTTTTGGAGTGCTACCTTTGGCTAACCTAGTAGGAGCGTAGTTTGTCTGACCTAGCAGAACACCTAGAGGATACCCTCTAGTTACTTGCTGACAAGTCGCTCGTTCCTAGTGATACGGCCATTGGCATTTCACACAATGTATCGTTAATCGAGAACGCATTCGTATTTCTATCTAGTGTAGGTGGTCAAACCTAGTGTTATCTAGTAATACTCAGACGCTAATCTACATGCTCTCTAGTCGTTATCTAGCCGATTGTCTCTCAACCTCGAGTGGTAACCTAGTAGCTAGGAGGTGGCACTCTTGATATGGTTCTAGCATATCTCTAGAGGTGGCTAGGGGTATCCCTAGGGGTAATCAAGGTCTTCTAGATAGGACAGGAGGTACACTTGATTAGCGTGTTTTCAGTATGTCAGGTGCTAGTGTTAGTAGCTTGTCGGTTGCTCGTTTGCTGTCGACACCTCAAACACACAAAAACAAATCGTAATTACCAAATTACTAGAGAAGAAAGGGGGGTACACAAAACGATTTGAGGGGGTGGCCTAGGTTAAACTTTGTAATATACTAGATGGGGTGTAGGGGTTAGCACACAACAAAACACTTGCGCAAACCATCAGAAACCTATCGAGAGCCACAGATAGTTCACTAGAACGCACTAGATGGGGGCTAGAGAGGGGGGAGGGGGTGGCCACGGAGCGCACGAGTTACCACTAGAGAAAGATAACTAGCGCTGACTAGATAAGACCCCACCCCGTTGGGACATTCGGTTTGGGTATTGTAATGTAGGTGTACACACGCATGCATAAACCCCCACCCCAGAACTGTGTGCGCCAATACAGCAAGACACCACATACAGTAGTTAGGTATATATAGGCATAAAAAAAGGCTAACTCACTGTGTTATAGTCAGTTAACCTTATTATTTAGTATTATTAGTGTAATGTGGTTACACTTGTAGTGTAATGAGAGTACGCTTGTAGTGTAATGTGGTTACACTTATGACTTCTTAGAACGTACTTTAGCTTTCTTTGTGTTAGCAACGAATTGTTTACCCTTGCTACCGCCTGCTTTTTTCTTTCTGGCAGTCTTAGCACGCTCTGCTTTTGACAAGCTCCTTGCTTTTGATAATGGCAAACATCGGTCAGGATTCTTTTTGTTCTTGCTTGTACCGCACTCACCTTTGATTGAGCCGTCTGTACCTATTCTAACCCACCTTTGTTTGAGCCATTTCTTTAATTCACCCATTATTTTCTACCCTTTTTCTTTTTACCACCGTTTCTCTTTAGTGCTCTAAAGTCTGCAGCTGTTATCTTATTAAATGGTGGTGCTGCTTTTGCGATGCGCATCTGCGCTGGTGTCATTTTTTTTGCCATAATTATTTTCTACCTTTCATACCCTTACTAATTCTAGTAGAGGTTTTTTTCTTTTTAAGTTTCTTTTTCATCATTTCTTTTTCTTTTTAGGTGTCATTGATTTTAACATTTTGTCAATACGCACTGCTTGTGATTTATGCATTGCAGATGCTTTTCTTAACTCTCCTGCAATTTTTCTTAGTTTAGATTTGTCCATTACTTTTTCTTTCTTTTAGAGCCCTTTGCATAGTTTGGGTCTTTGCAATACTTAGAAGCTGCCAAATTTGCATATGCGCTTGGATACTTATCAAACGTACGCTTAGCCCATGCTATACCAGCAGGACAGATTTTATTTGATTTCTTTTTCTTTGCCATTATTTTTTCTTTTTAGCTTTTGGCTTAGCCTTAGCTTTCGCTGTCTTAGATAATTCATTAAAGTGATACAGTCTTACACTAGTTGCTGTATGTGATTTGTTAGTATGTAAAGTACCATTAGGCATTTTATGCATATTACCTTTCCACTCTTTACCATTTCTAGTGTAATGTTTTACTCCTTTTCCCATGATTATTTTTTTTTATTAATATTTACCTTTACGTCCTTTCGGAGATGATTTCTTAGAACCTCCAGAACCAGCCCATAAATTTTTACAAGCCCAATATCTAGCAGATAATTTATTCTTGGCAGAACCACATCGGTGTCTTGCTTTGAAAGATTTACGTGCAGCAGCGGAATAATTATGCCCGTATCCAGTAGCTCCGTAGTGAATAATTTTTTCTTGGCCATTAGCACAAGCCTTAACAACTCTCTTCTTCTTAGGATTAGGAGAGCGTCTTGGCTTGTTGCAGGCCATTTTACTTTTGTCTAACTTCTTAGCCACAACCACAGTCCCCTCCGCCAGGGTTAGTTTTTTTATTAAAAACTTGTTGGTTGCCATGCATAACATTAATGTTGCGCATCATGTTAGTAGGTCTCGGTCTGTTACCTTGACCCATTTCACCTGGGCTAACCTTTACCATTCTTGGAGACGAAACAGTTCTTTTAGGAAGATTTTTATTTACAAATCCCATAACTATTTCTTTTTCTTTTTCTTCTTCATAGGCTTTGCTTTCTTACCCATTTTCTTTTTACCGTACATAATTTTATTTTTTAGTAGTTCTACGTTTGGAACCTTTCTTTCTAGACTTTTCTCGTCTACTACGATTCTTGCTAGCTTTTTCAAAACCAACAATCTTTCCGCCTCTATGAGAGGCATCAAGTCCATCGCCATTACCGTACGTTCCTTTCTTACGGTTATATTTATTTAGAGCAGCTCTTCTTTTCTTTGCTCTATCTGAGGCTTGGAATTTTTTATATTCCTTTTTATAATCTCTTTTTTTTTGTGGCATTATATATTCAAGTATCTTGATTTTTTACCGTGGTATACACTATTAAATGAAAACCTACAGTCTCCACACGCTTTTAAAGCCTCTTCATGAGAATCATACCATCCTATAAATTTTTTGTTATCTATTCGTGCGATATTTTTATCAACTAAATAACTAGGCAATCCTTGTTCAATTCCAGAAAATGTTTTACTTACACCTTCTAAATGAGCTGTAGGCCAAGAACTTTTTTTAACTTTAGATTCAGACAAGGGGTATCCGCATGAAAAATCAGGCACTGTTTTTGATAATGTTTTCTCTATAAAATTTATATCTGTATCCAAGATTGATGACTTTTTACTAATACCTTTAATCCATGAATTTGGAACTAAAACCTCAAATACACCATTTACAAATCCTATAATATGTAAGGTTTCTCCAAATGTCAAATACTGAGTCTTTAATATATCTCTTCCATGATGAACTAATGTTTTACCATCTAAAGAATTAAAATTCATTATATGCTCATTGTCGCAATAATTGAAATAAGCACCGTTAGCAAAATTAGAATTGTTTACGGTAGATGATACAATTCCAGAGTTTATTTTTTTAAAGTCTCCATCTGTGTTTTTAAAAGATGCCTGACTAAATGTAAAAATATTTTTAGCTTGATTTCTTGATAAAGGCTGAGGAGTTCCATCATATACAGTTCCAGTACCAGTTATTAATCCCAACCTGTTAGATTGCTCTTTTAAATTTTTATGAGATTTTGTTGAAAAATCATAACTATATAAAGTTGTAGCATGCAAATTACAAAACTGTGTTTTTTCTCCAAATGTAGCTCCAGACTCTATGTTAGATGAATATCCTTCATTGGCAAACATTGCACCATATACTCTTTCATTAGGAGCACCTTTCCATCCTATGGAGTTCCAACCACTACCGTTATCATCATATATACCAGGTGCAGAACCATATTTTGGAACAGAATCAGGTGGTATACAATAATCTGGTGCAGGGGCAAATAATCTAGAGTGTATGTCTTTATCTCCAACTTTATTTCCCCAAAGAGGAGGAACAATAGTTGTATTATCATATATAAAGAATCCTGTTTTCCCAGGATTAGTTTGCATAGTACCAGTTACAGTTTCAACTCCAGAAACATTTCTACCAACACCTTGCATTTCATGTCTATAATTAAAAGACTTTGTGTCTGGTACTCTTAAACCAAAACCTTCTGGAAAATCTCTAGTTTCAACAAAACCAGGTATATCTTGTATATTAGGACATCTGCCTTCAGATAAACCAGCCCAATAGTCAGCTAGTACATCTTCAAATGTTTTGGCTCCAAAATCAGAAGTAAAAAGTTCAGACTCTAAATAAACATGAGGAAGAACAGTTTTTAATAAAAGCTGTAAAGCTTTACTATTCTTTTTAGAACATATATACCATTTTTTAGATAACCCTACACGAGGAAAACCTTGCTTGCCATTTGGTTTTAGGCCTGGGTTAAAATTTTTATTATTTGCCATAATACAAATATACTAAAATAAATGGTTTCTAACAAAGATATAGCATAGACATAATAGTCTATGTTGATAGACATTTTTGTCCTACAATAAAATAAATAAAAAAAAATTTGTTTTTAAGTGTAATAATTATTACATTTGTAAAAATTTAATTTTATGAAAACACCAAACGAAATCACAAACCCAAGTCTTATTGACATAAACGACAAGCAAAGAAAACAAGAGCAAAAAGCAGTAAGAGTAACTGCTATGCAAATGGCTCTTCAAGTTACACCAGACCCACAAACTGTTTGTGTAATGGCTAATAATATTTATCAATTTTTAGAATATGGGACAGCAACAAAAAAAGCTACCGAGTAATTGGAAAATGTTTTTAAACTTTGTAAAAGCTGTTTTTAAACACGCTTCTACAGGTGCTAAAAAAGTAAGTAAAGGAGAGTATGCAGAAAGATTATCTACATGCTATACTTGTAAACATAGGATAGTAAATAGATGTGGAGCTTGCGGATGTTTTATAGAAACAAAAGCAGCTTGGAAAACATCTAGTTGTCCTCATAAGTATTGGTAATGAGCATTGAGCAAGAAATAGCAAACGCAATAGCTTTTTTAAACAGCTTATCAAAAGATTATAAAGACTTTGATTTTATATTTTCATTTAACTACAAAGATAAAGATTCAGAAAATAGAGGCGGAACTCTTATGACTGAAATGGAAATAGAAATTTTTGAAAATGTTAGAGATGAACAATTAGATGTTTATGCTGACATCAAGCATGGTATAGACTTAAATGAGACTGTTGAAAGAGTCAAAAAAATATTGAATGAAAAAAATTCTGATAAAGACGGGGGAAAAAAGACTGACTGAAAAAATGTCTCCCATCTATATGGAGAGTTTATTTGTTCAAAGATATGTTAGCGCAACAGACGTGATATTTAAAATTCACAGTCCATGTGCTATGCATTTATTAGAATGGATTCTTAATGAAATGAATGAATGGAATCTATTTACAATGACAAGAGCAGATAAAAAAAGATTTGCCGTTGAGTGTGCAATAAAAGGCGGTAAAGATTATAGTGTATCATCTGTTGATAAAGGATTAAAAGCATTAAAAGACGCTGAAATAATAATATCAACTAATGAACATATAGACTCTGTAAAAACTAGAACGAGCACTTACTATGTAAACCCTCACTATTATTGGAAAAGCGCAAGCAAAGTTAAAAGAGAGGAGCTTGTAAGAGCAATGGAATCTGAGCGTTATGAAAGTTGAAGTAGATAATACGTCATATAAAGCTCAAGAAGTAAAAGAGCACCACTTAGAAATAGCTGCTCATATAAAAGCTTTATCATCTATGTTAAAAATAAAACATGATGAAGAAATAGTAAGTGTAGAGTTTCATAGTGAAGATACAATATATATAATTATAGATAATGGAATTAAACGGAATAATAAGAAAAATAACCCTGGGTGATATAAAAGAGGGTATAACATACAAAAAAGGACAAAAAATGAGAGTCCCAAATTCAAACGCATATTTAGAAATAATAGATATTACTAGGGATGATGAGTATTTTAATTATTACAACAAAACAAGATTTAATGTTTTTGTAAAACCTAGTAATGAAGATTATACAAGGCTATGGAAATCTTTTATAGACACGCCTGTATCAATAGAGTATGATATTAAAATTGAAGATTATGAGACCTATTAGAAATGTAGTATTTACAAAAAGAGAAAAAAAAGAAAATGATGAAATTAAAATTGGAGAAGAAACATTACGTGTTGACACGTCTTGGTCTCCAATGCATTGGGTGAATCAAAGGGCCGAAGTATATTCTGTACCAGAAGTTTTAGATTCTTGGATGAATACAGAAGTTGAAGTTCAACCAGGAGACTTTGTTTACACTCATCATTTTATAAATGACGCAAACAATGCTATAGAGTTTGAAGATTTAGAAATTGCATACATGCCTTATAACCAGCTATATGCTAGAGTAAGAGACGGTGAGGTATATATGTTAAATGATTTTGTTTTAGTGGAGCCTGTAAGAGAAACTGAAGATGAAATAAAAACTGAATCTGGACTATATTTAAAAACCAATACTGAAATAAAAAGAAACATAGGAATATTAAAATATGTAAATTCTAATACAAAACATATAGGGGCTAAAGTTGGCGATAAGGTTTGTTTTGAAAAAGACGCTGATTATGAAATGGATATAGAGGGAGAAAAGTTGTTTAGAATGAAAAATAGTAACTTAATATATGTCATCGAAGAGTAAACATGAGGATAAACTGCAGAAGTTAATTAATGCAGGTAAAGAAGCTTTTGAATTATTATTGGCAGAAGTAAAAAAACCACTAGACCCTGAGCTACAAGATGACAGGGCTAGAAATGCAATGAAAGCTAAGAAAGAATGTTTTATGGATGCTAAAGAAATAATTACAGAAGTAGAAAAACTTGAAGCATATCTCAATGGAGAAGAGGCTCCCCCAGACACGGAGGAATCAGAAGCTGCATTTAAAAAAGGGTATGCAGAAAAGTTTGCAAAAAAAAGAGGAGCATAGCTCCTCTTTTAATTTATACACATAAATTATTATGTAGTAAGCGCTATTTCAGTTAAAGCACCAAGTTCAGCAGCAGTGTGGTTAACAACTAAATAGTCATCTCCACCTTTTCCTAATCCACGCTTAAGTTTGATAACTGTATCGTTAGCCTGAACAGTACCCCAACCAAAAGTAGTTGTGGCAGCCATTTCATCAGCGCTAGCAATATTTTTAAGTCTAACTATAGCAGATGCACTTTGGTCAGGGAAAGCAACAAGTTGTCCATTAACACATAAAGATAATGCATTTACTAAAGCACCCTTACTACCAACATGGTTAGTAAAAGATGTCATAAGACCATCTAAAGATGTTTCTACTTCTAATACATCAACAAATGGAGAGTCAAGTCCCGCAAAGTTTGTATTTGAAGCATCATACCATACAGCCCAGTCATCAGCAGAAGCGATTGATGAGCCAGATGGAACAGCTAAACCTTCATAAGTTAAGATAACTCTATCCAAGTTAATCATTAAATTTACTTCAGATATAGTTGTAGCATCATATAAAACACCATTTTTTCTGTTTACCTCAACAGCTCTTAATTGACCAGAAGCTGAAGAGAATCCAAAACCGTCAGCAACGTTTACACATGGCTCAACAGTAATTATTTCAATAGGTGTTCCGCTTCCTAAGCTTGGGTCATGATAAAGAAGTTTACCTTGAACTCTTACTAAGTCTAAAGTTAAACCAGCTCCATTAGTAGTAATATCTTGATTAGTAGGAGTAGAAAAGTCAGCTTCTGAATCATGTAAAAACAAACCAGTTGCACCTGTTGCTCTAACTTTAAATATTTTACCAGGAGTATAATCAGCTCCTGCAATATCAAAGTCTCCAACAGCGTCTCCAACTTTACCAATTCTTACATACTCACCACTAGTTATTCCATGTGCTGAACCAGTAGTTACAGCATCAGTAGCAGCAGTAGCTGTAGTAACATCTATGCCAGTATCAGTTTCTTTGTTAGTACCGTAAATTATGTGCTCGGTACTTAGCACCATTGGTTGTGATTCGGCTAATGTAGTACCGAACTCTTGATTTCCGTACCTTAACACATTGGCCACAATTAAATTTGCCATTTTTTTTAGTATTGGTTAATAAATAGATAAGTTGCAAATATACAATAAATTTTGTATTTTTGCTAGTTGACAAGTAATTATTATTAGATTTGAGCAAAACAATCTGGCTTAACGCTTCCAGTAAGGGAAAGGACATTAATATATCTGGCATTAGCATAGGTATACCAAAAAAACCTACGTCAGGCATTGGAGGAATAAAAAAATCTAAAAAAAATCAAAAGTGGACTAGAACCCCATTACCTGACAACTGGGATGTCTTAGAATCTAGCAAGAAAGAAAAATTTATAGAGCAAGAGTTTACAAGAAGAAGAGATGGCTATTGGTTCATGAATAATGGTGAGCCTACATACATTACTGGAGCTCATTATTATTATTTAAACTGGTGCAAGATTGATATAGGTTATCCAGATTATAGAGATAGAGACAGAAGATTCTTTTTGTTTTGGGATGCATGCGTAAAAGATGATGACTCATATGGTATGGTAATGGTAAAACATAGACGAGAAGGAGCTTCTTGGAAAGGCGCATCTTTAGCTTTAAACATGATAACATCAAACTATAACTCTCACGGTGGTCTTTTATCTAAAACAGGTGCTGATGCTAAGGATTTATTTTTTAAAGTTGTAGATATGTTTAGAGGTCTACCAGATTTTTTCCAACCAATAATTGATGGTACAGATAATCCAAAATCAGTTTTATCTTTTAAAAAGCCAGGAGAAAGAATTACAAAGAAAAATCAAGGAGTACAAAAATCTGAAGCTTTAAACTCTAGAATAGACTGGAGAAATACAAAAAATAACTCATATGACTCTGCTAAATTAAAATACTTTATGTCAGATGAGGCAGGTAAGTGGGAGGAAGCAGATGTTTGGAAAAACTGGCAAATTGTAAAACCATGTTTATCTTTAGGTAGGAAGGTTGTAGGTAAATGTTTTATGCCTTCTACAGTAAATGAAATGTCAAAGTCTGGAGGAGAAAACTTTAAACGCATATGGGATATGTCTAATCCTGAAGATAGAGATTCTACAGGTAAAACTCGCTCTGGATTATATAGATATTTTACTCCAGTGTACGATGGACTAGAAGGTTTTATAGATGAGTATGGCATTTCACAAATAGATGATGCTAAAGAGTACATGGACAGTATACGAGATGGGTTAAAAGATGATACAAACGCTTTAGCTGAGCAAAAAAGACAGTATCCATACAATCCAGATGAAGCATTTAGACATGATGCAAAAAAATGTTTATTTGATGCCGAAAGAATATATCAACAATTAGAATATAACGAAGTTGCAGGCTCAAAATTAGTAACACCTGGTAATTTTATGTGGAGAAATGGTGTAAAAGACACTGAAGTGTTATGGTATCCAGATTTTCATGGCAAATGGACTATAACTTGGGTTCCAAACAACCCAAATTCTAAATCAGACAGAAAAAAGAATCATCCTGGCAACAGTCAAAGCATAGTAGCTGGATGTGACCCTTATGACCACAGCACTACAACCGATGGTAGACGTTCAGATGCTGCAGCTTATGTATTTAGAAAGTATAATCCTGCAGAACAAGACGCAACACATTGTTTTGTAGCTGAATATTTAAATAGACCTCCTAAAGTTGAGGTTTTTTATGAGGATATACTAATGATGTGTGTTTTTTACGGATGCCAAATACTAGTAGAAAACAACAAAGTAGGTTTAATAAATTATTTTAGAATGAGAGGCTATGAAAATTATTTAATGAATAGACCAGAAACAACTCATACTAAATATAGTCAAAATCAAACAACTCCAGGAATACCCACTTCAGGAGCTGTGGTGATTAATGCAATAGCAGATTCAATACAAGCTTACATATATGATAATGTAGGATTTAATCATTCTACAGGACAAGTGGGTAATTGTTATTTTGATAAATTACTAAAAGATTGGTTAGAATTTGAAATAGATAACAGAACAAAATATGATGCCTCTATGGCTTCTGGTATAGCTCTTCTTGCAGCACAAAAATTTGTAAGACCTGAACCTAAAAAAAGAGAATACATACCATTTATAAGAAAGTATAATATAAAAGGAAAAAAATCTAAATTATTAAGAAATGTCTAATAAAAAACAAAGCAATTACGGATACCCTAGTCCTTTTGCTTCAGATGAAACAAAATTAAATAAGCAATATGGATTGACTTATTTTTCAAGAATGTATAGAGAGTGGGCTGGAAAAGATTCTGTTATTCTTCATCAAAAAAGAAGAAGACTTACAGAGCAAAGAGCTTATGCTGAAGGACTTCAATCTACTACTAAGTATAAAGATTTAATGAACAAAAGCGGAGATGATTCTTATCTTAATTTAGATTGGAGCATAGTACCTATAGTGCCTAAGTTTGTAGATATTATAGTAGGAAGCATGACTAATCAAGATTATAAAGTTTCTTGTACAGCAATAGACCCTATATCTACTCAAAAAAGAAAAGATGATAAGTTAGACCTTCTAGTTCAAATGATGACTAAAGATTTTACAGAAGAGCTTTCTGATATAACTGGTTTACCATTAGGTCCTCAAGAAGATGTGCCAGAAACTAAAGAAGAATTAGAGCTTTTTATGGAGCTTAATTATAAGCAGGCTACTGAAATAGCTATGGAACAAGGTATAGATTTAGCTTTTACATTAAATGATTTTAAGGAAATATCTAGAAGAATTATTAGGGATTTAGTTGTTGTTGGTACTGCCGCATGTAAAACATTTTTAAATCATGATGGTATAAATATAAGATATGTAGACCCAGAGTATTTAGTAACATCGTATTCAAGTCGACCAGATTATAAAGATATTGTTCATGCTGGAGAAATAATAAAAGTCTCATTGCTTGATTTAAAAAGAATGGCTGGAGATGAATTCACAGAAGATGAATATAGACAGATAGCAGAAGCTTATTTAGGAAGGAATAACAATCCTTCTAAACTTAGTAAGGCTTCATACTATGTTGATGGAATGGAAATGTATGACTATGATAAATATCTTATAGATATTATGGACGCAGAATTTAAGTCTATATCAGATATTCATTTCGAGAAAAAACAAACACAGTATGGTACAAGCACTGTAAATAAAAAGAAAAAAGGGTATAAGCCACCTAAAAATTCTAAATTTAAAAGACAGCAAATAAAGCCTGAGTTTGAAGTTTGGTATACTGGTAAATATATTATAGGAACAGATTATATATTTGACTATGGTGTAAAACAAAATATGTTAAGACCAAAAAGTAATTTAACACGTTCTATGTGTGCATATAATGTTTATACACCACACATGTATAACATGAATAACAAATCTTTAGTTGAAAGAATGATGCCTTTTGCAGACCAAATTCAGCTTATACATCTAAAAATGCAACAACTTATAGCCAAAACAAGACCAAAAGGTATGGCTATAGAGTTAGGCTCTATAGAAGGTGTTACAAAAGGTGATGGCAATACTTTTACTCCTTTAGAAATACAGGATGTTTATGAACAAACTGGTAACCTTTATTTTAGAACGTTAGATGATGGTGGTACTGCTACAGGTAGCCCTAGACCAGTTCAAGAACTTTCAGGTGGTATTGGTGGCGCTTTGCAAGAGTTAATACTTTCATACAGGTATAATGTTGAAAGACTTAGAGAAGTCACTGGTATTAATGAAGTAAGAGAGGGTTCTGCTCCAAACAAAGAATCTTTAGTAGGTGTTCAAAAAATGGCTTTACTAGCTTCTAATAATGCAACTAGATTTATAAACGATGCGTATGTTAATATAATGGAAAGAACTGCGTTTTCATCATCTTTAGCTTTACAAGATTTAGTTCAATACAAAGGCCCTTACACTGGTTATATTGATGCTTTAGGTGAAACAACTTTAAAAGTAGTAGATATAGGTAAAGATATTACATTGCATGATTTTGGCATAAAAGTACAAGCTTTACCAGATGAAGAAGAAAAAGCTATGTTAGAGCAAAATATTCAACAGTCTTTAGCTCAAAAAGAATTAAGACTTGAAGATGCTATAATGGTTAGAAATATAAATAATATAAAACTTGCCAATCAGTTATTAATTTTAAGGAGAAAAAAGTACGCTCAAGAGCAATCAGAAAAAGCTCAAAGAGAAATGCAAATGAACTCTCAGGTTCAACAAGAATCTGCTATGGCTGCAGCTCAATCACAAGCTCAAATAGAGCAAATGAAACAACAAGCTGAAGCACAAAAATTAGAAATAGAGTATAGGTTGAAAGAAGAGTTTGCTCAAGCTGAGCACCAAAGAAAAATAGAAGAAATAAAATTGCAAGGTGATATTAAAACTGAACATATAGAAACTGCATCAAGTGATATAGATTCAGATTTAACAAGAATTAGGAAAAGATAATTTTTTTTAATACATTTGCAATTAGGTTTAATTTAATTTAAGATATGGAAAATAAAGACATTGCAGCATCTTTAGGATACAAGCTGGCTAATTCAGAAGAAAAAACAGAAGAAAAAGTTAGTGAAGTAAAAGAAGAGGCTGTCGAGGAAAAAAAAGAAACTCCTTCTGCTGAGGAGACGAAAGAACCAGCAGAAAGTTCTTTAGATATTAAAGAAGAGGATAATACTTCTACAGAAGAAACTACTGAAGAGGTTGTATCACAGGATTTTGATACCATGTTAAGCGAAAGGTTTGAGGGTAAATATAAATCTATTGAGGAACTGAAAGATGCATTGGAAGCTAAGCCTGAGACTAAGGAAGAGCAAAAGTATGAAGACGAAAGGTTAAATACTTTACTTGAATTTATGAATAAGGGTGGACGTATGGAAGATTTTCTTTCAACTCAACTCACTAACTATGATGAAATGTCTGATGTAGACCTAATTAAAGCTGAATTAAAAGCTTTAGATAGTGATTTAACAGATGAAGACATTAATTTATTATTTAGTGATAGATACAAACTTGACGAAGAAGAATTTGAAGAAGACCAAATAAAGTTGTCCAAGCTTAAGTTAAGACGTGATGCAAAAGAAGCTAAGCGTAAACTTGTTGAAGAGCAAAAAAAGTATTTAGTGCCTGAACAAAAAGAGGAAGTGAAGCAAGAAGCTCCAAAAGAGGAGCCTAAAGTGGAAGATGAAATGCTATCAAAACAGGAACTGGAAAAAAGAAACCAGCAATGGATTCAAACAGTTAATGAAGCAACCTCTAAATCAGAGCCTATCAAGTTTAACTTAAATGATAATGGCCAATCATTTGACTACACAGTTAATGAAGAGTCTATGTCAAAGGTTAAGGTAGATATGTCTGATTTATCAAAGTTCTGGAATAGATACATAAAAGAAGATGGAACTAATGATATTGAAAAGCTTAAAAAAGATTTTATAATACTAAATAATTATGAAAACATTTTGAAAGCAGCTTATTCACAGTTTCGTTCAGATGGAAGAGAAGATGTTTTAAAAGACATTAAAAATCCATCATTTGACCCATCTTCAAAAAGTACCGCTGAAAATAAAAAATCTTTATATTCACAAATTTATGATGCTTGGAGTAAAGGAAATTAATAATATTTTAAATTTATAAAAAATGCCAACATTTACAGGTGGTGGTATACCTAGCGCATTGCAGGTAGCCACACTACAAAACTATGTATCTTCAACAAACTTCCACGCTGGTTTGTCTATTCACGAGCCAGACGTATCTGAAGACTTTGTTAAAAGATATGGAAATCAAGGTATCACTGGATTCCTTGATATGATTAGCGCAAAAGCGCCAGTCGCACAAAAAGAGTACTATCACTATGAAGAGGACTTTATTCACCAGAACGTAACAGTTACTGCTGAAAACACTGGTTTAGCTTCAACTGATGGACGAGAGTATGCTTTAAATGTCGCTTCTGATGAAGTTATTGGAGCTATTGATGGCGGTGATAACGCTGCTGACGTATCTTGCCCATTACGTATTGGTAATATTGTACAAAATCACTATGGCGAAACAGGTGTTGTTGTTGCTATCTTTGGTGGTAAGTACGGTAACGCTGGTACATTTATGGACGGATATGCTACTGGTGTAACTGGTGGTACGGCTGCTGCTAACGACCAAATCGTGTTCCACGTATTAAGCTATGACGGTACAATCATGACTGCTCCAGCTAACGGTGACACTCTTATCATTATTGGTATGGAGTTTGCTGAAGCTACAGGACAGCCAAGTGGATTGACTCCTCAAGTTATCGAGTACAAAAATAACACAATGATTATGAAAGAATCATACCGTGTTTCTGGTTCTGAAGCTACAAACAAAATTTGGTTTGAGGTTGAAGACGAGTCAACAGGTCAGCGTGGTTATTTATGGTACCTAAAAGGTGAAGGAGATACTTACAAAAGATTTATGGATTATTGTGAAATGCAAATGTTATTGGGTAACCAAGCTGATGCAGCCGCAGAAATTTCAACTTCTACAAATCTTAAAGGTAGCGAAGGTCTTATTCCTTTTATCCGTAACAACGGTAACACTCATAACTACAACCAACTAGGCGGTTTCAACTTAGGTGACTTTGATGCTATGATTCGTACATTAGACAGATTTAGAGGTTCTCGTGAGAACACTATTTTTGCTGGTATTGATTTATCATTAGCTATTGATGATGCTGTTGCAGCTATGTTTGCAGGTGGTGGTATTTCTTACGGTGCTTTCAACGGTGCTGAAGAAATCGCTGTAGCAATGGGCTTCAAATCATTCATGAGAGGTGGATATGTATTCCACAAGAAAACTTATGAAGCGCTTTCTCACTTCCCAATGTTGGGTGCTGCTAATTTTGAGTATCCAGGAATGGGTATTGTAATCCCAGGTGATAATGGAAAAGACGCTCGTACAGGTGATAACATTCCTTCTTTACGTATTCGATACAAAGAAGCTGGAGGTTATTCTCGTGAGATGGAGCACTGGTTAACTGGTTCTGCTGGTTTAGAGCAAGCTACATCAGAGGTTGACGAATTACGTTGCCACTATAGAACTGAAAGAGGATTTGAAGGATTCGCTCCTAACAGATTCTTCTTGATAGAAAGAGTATAATTACTCAATATATTTGGAGGGGGTTTATCCCCCCTCCTTTTTTTATTTAATTTAATTTTAGAAAGATGAAAAGAACAAGAAAGCCTAATACTTACAGGCTAACAAGCGTAAGTAAATCGTCCTCGTATGCAGGACAAAGAAATACAGTAACATACCGTGTTCCATCAATAGATGAAATATACGACCCTGAAACTAATAAAAATAGACTTATTAGATATGTTGCTGGAGAATCATCCATATTTGCTGATGAGCAAACAACTGAAAAGCCTTTACTACAAGATATTGTTTTTCAAGGAGGCGTTCTTAGTGTCAGGCCTGAATCTGCAACATTAATAACTTATTTAGAAACATGCAATTATAATCAAGATAACCCTAATAGAAGAAGTGGTAAAAAAATGTTATTCTATAAGGTTGATATTGAGTCAAATGCTGAAGAAAGAGTTTATGATGAAGAGACATCAATCCATGCATCATATATGGCATCTACTATGGACCCTCAAAAACTTGTAGGATATGCAAGAGCTATAGGTATTAATATAGATAGAAGTATGTATGAGATAAAGTGGGATATGATTAATTATGCTAAAACTGACCCTCAGTCATTTATAGAGGGTATGGATGACCCTAAAACAGAAAGAATGCAAGTTATTATGGATGCTGAAGAATCAAACATAATAACATTTTCTGGCAGAAGAAATGAAGTTAACTGGATTTTAGGAAGCACAAAGCCTACTATTATTCATACACCAGTAGGTGTAGATAAGCGTCAGTTCTTTGTTGACTGGACATTTGAAAATGAAGGAGAGGTTGTTTATCAAGAGTTGCTAAGAAAACTTGGAGTTCTTGACAGTGATGAAGAACCAGAAGATGAAGCTTTAGCAATATCTAAACCCAAAGCTAAAAGCAAAGCAAAAAAGAAGTAATTATAACTTCACATGATTAAAGGGCGGCCATTGGTCGCCTTTTTATTTGAATGTAATCACTATATTTAGTATATTTGTATTTGATATTTATTATAGATGGCTGTTAACAACGGATTAGATATACAATTTTATGATGACCCTGTTTTTCAGGAGCAAGTTGGTTTGTTTATTAAAATGACAAACTCTACTGCTAGTGTGGCTATAACATTACCTAATGGTAATATATACACTCAGCCAGAAACAACAGATGCTTATATAGCTGTAAATATACCTGAAATTACCTTAGAAACAGGTATGCCTACTGGTATTTATACATTTTCTGTAACAGATGTTGATGGTGACACAAGTATAACAAAATTTAACTATACTGGCATCACAGTACCAACATTTAATGTTACTACTGATGTAAATTGTGTTCTATCAGAGCTTGTTGTTCAAGAAAGTACAAATTTTCAAATAACATACAGCGGTACAGATATTAATGCAACATTTGTAAATCCTTTATTGTTTGCGGTATTACATCAAAGCGGTGATAATATAAATTGTGGTTCTACTAAATTTGAAATTGAAGACCCAATAGCTACAGATGAAACTCAAACAATAAGTCCTATATGTATAGGGGCTTATAATATTCTTGTTGACACTTATGATGCATTTTATCCTATACAAATAGAAACAGAAACAGGCTCTACTATTACAACTGCAACTGACATACAATTATATATAGGTTTAAATACAAATATAAATCAAGTTATAGTTGATTGTAATGCTAAACTTTGTTCTTTTCTTTGTTGTATAAAGTCATTATATAAAAAATATAATCAATTTATTGAGGAGGGAAATAAAGAGCTTGTAGATGAGTTTTATGATAAATTAATGAGAGTAATGCAGATAACAAGATTAGCCAAAAGAGCATTGTTATGTGGAAAAAGTTCTGATTTTGAATCATACTCAATGCAGATAGGAGAAATAACTGAATGTATGGATTGTTTAAATTGTTAATGTATGCCTAATTTATTAAGTGTAGACTGTGGATTATATGACTGTGTTCATTCTTTTTATCAAAAGTATCTTAATGTTAGAGGTACAAATAGTTTTAAAGAATCAAAATATTATGCAGAAATGATTCATGTTAATATCTTACTAGAGCTAATTGACTTAACAGTTGATTGCATGGGAGACTCTCAAGTAGATGAAGATGATGCAGATATGGTTGCAGATTTAGACACATACATTTCAAAAATAGAAGAAATAACTGGATGTGAACCTTGTTGTGATGAAGGAGATACTTCATCTGATGGTTAATAATTAATTATGGGATACGGTTTAAAAATAGAAATTCAAGGCGCTAATAATTATGTAGGCCCATTTCAAGTTCCACTTCTTGGAACTGAAGTTGATTCTATAACTTATACTGCAAAAGTTACAAAGACTACTGATGATACAGATAGTGCGGCTCAACAAACAACTTTTGCTGATATGCCTATTTACTTAAAGCCTGTTTACGGAACTGATTATATAGCTTTTGATTTGCGAAATAATCCTCAAAATACTTTTGATGCTTTTGGAGTTGGTAATCATGCTGGACTAGGAGATGCTTTTTATAACGTTATAAATTTATCTGACGGACAATCTTTTGTAACTATAAGTGGAGAAAACTACATTGAAGTTGCTAAGCATAGTGACTATCCAGGAATATTAGGCGCTGTACACAATGAAGACCCCGCTAATAGCAAGTTTGATATTTTAAGCGTTTCTAGTAATAATGTAGGTGTTGCAGACATTATAGGGGCACAAGCTTGGACTAATGCCGTATATATGCAAGTTTTTATAGGTGAGGTTTTAGATGAAGTTACATACTCTAGCACCAATCATTTAGGTGATTTTTTAATGGCTAATAGAGCTTATAATTGGACAAATGCACAAGGAGATGTGTTAATAGATTGTATTCAAGATACATGCACTTGGGACAGACCTTCTCTGTTAAATGCAGATATAAGTGGATTTGCGTTTCCAAATTTTGTTCAACAATCATTAGATGCTGGATTAGACATTATGTCGTATAGAAACACTCAGTACAACCCTTCTGGAGGTTTTGATGATGATATAGGTTATAGTTTGGGTAACAATACTTCGAGTTTCTTTTCCTACGAAAGATACAACACTACTTTTCCTTCATTAGAAAATGCTGGGGGAGAAATATTGCTTCAAAATGAAATTACTGTTACACCTCCAGGAGGAAGCCCTCCAGAAGTAATAGCTGGCATAATAATACCTGATGACGGTGTTTCTAATTTATTTGCCAGCCCATTAGCTGATGGAGTTTGGACAAGTAATTTATCAAGAGAACAACCTATTTCATATAACCCTGGAAGCCAAGCAGCTGGGTCTGGTTATAGTGGTGCTGCTTTTTTTCTACCAAATGAATTAATTATTGATAGTGTTGGAGATAATGCAGCAGCTGCCTTAAATGTAAATGGTGTGCAGTTCAATATGGACCCAGTAATAGACAACAATGAGCTTTATAATTTATATGATGGAAATTATTTTGATGAAATAAGTTATGTAAACAATGCAATAGACTACGATATAATGAATATTGGTCTTTTAGGAAAAAATGAAACCTTTGAAATAAATTGTGAAATAGAGGGGACTGTTTTAACTTATGAAGCACCACTAGTAGCTGGGACTGTTTTTGGTGATATTGTTTGCGAACTTTTATGTTGCTTAAAAAAATTAGAAAGTAGATACCAAAGTAATAGATTAATAAATCCAAGAATTGCAGCTATAGATAAAAGAAAGCTAGATGAAGCAATGGTATTGGTTGGCCTTTTTGAATGGGCTATAAAATGTAATGCAAAAGAAGAAAAAATAAATAAATATTATAAAAATATCTTAAGCGTAACTGGATGCACTGATTGCGCTGGATGCGATTAAAAATAAAATTATGGCACAAGTAGTAACACCATTTAATAATGCACAAGGTCAACATGTAAAAGTTGAGCCTGGAAACGGAACGACTGTTTCTGTAACTGGCACTGGAACTTTAAGCAATCCTTTTGTTTATAAAGTATCAATTCCTCAGAGTACAACCAAGGGGGTAGCGGCTAATACACAATCTTTTGCTAGAAACTCAAAACTAATAGGAGAATTAAGAGCTAAAATTGAAAACTTACAAAAAGTTTCACATAGACAGGCTGCTGAAAAGTATTGTTTTTATGTAGACCTATCTGTTTCTGGAACAAGTCACACATTAACTCAGACTGAAATAGAATCAGTTACAAACCGTAGTCTTACTGGATACAAAACTCCTACAATAGCTTCTGCTGATACTGCTGTTGGCGTAAACAATAAGTATGATGTAAGTGCTTTTATGACTAACAGTCACACTTCATATAGCGTTAATGCATATGTAAAAAATAGAACAGATACAACTAATTACCAAAGAGAACTTAACCAATATGATGTTGAGTGCTTTGCTCAAGCATCTGGTAGTTTTAGCTTTAGAATTATAGGAGACCAAGATGGTCTAAGAGGGATACCATTAGCAAATAATCAACTAGATGGTTTATCTTTAAGAATATATATAGAAATTGAAGGAACAAGATAATAATTATAAAAAATGGCAATTAATTTAGAAACAGATTTAGGAAGCGGCACAGGCTTATTGTACATTACTACAACTAGCGGAGCAGCAGGTTCGTCAACTGGTATAGTTACGAACTTAACAAACGACACTCAAGGCTTGTTGGCTCTTATGCATCATGCTAATACAAATGACAAGCTTGTCGATACAGATGCTATAGCAGACATTGCTCAGCAATATAGATTCAAATACTGGGTTTATAATAATGCTGGAGCTGTAGAAGGTACAGTGCATGCGTCAGCTACTGAAATAACAAGATTTGTAACAAATTTTAGAACTGTAGGTAGAAATACTGCTAATATAACAATCGCTGATAACGTTTTAAAGTTTGAAAGAACAGGTCCTATAACAACAGTTTTAATACCAACTATAACTGAATCGGTATCGTTCATGCAAGATGTTTTGTCTACTGATGCTACTGATGATGTTTCTCAAGAAGGTGATATTGTTATTTTAAGATTAGCAAACGATAACACAGGTACTGTTACAGTAACTCCTACGGTATTAGTTAACAAGTCATATACTAGTGCTAACGCAATATTTTTAAAGACACAAAGGTCTTTTAAATTAAATAGCCTTAGTGATGTCTTAGCTTTTCAAAAACATAATGGTGGATGGAGAGAACTGTTTAGAAGTAATGCAAGAGAGCGTATCTTTAAAGATTTGAGAGATGATGGCATACCAGTTTCTGAAGGTGGAGTAAAGGATGTAGAAATGACTACTGGAGGCACATTAGATGATTTAGTCTCTGGAACTGATTCTGGTGTTATTAATATAACAGGTACAAAAACTTTGGCATCCGCTTTTAATTTACCTTTATCTACAGCAGCTTCTAATGGAGATGTATTTGAAATATGGTATAGGGCTAATACCACTACTAATGTGGCTGGCGGAAATAAAGTTACTATAGGGGGTGTAGACCTTACAGATGAAGAAGCTTTAAATGGTTTAACAAAACCTATACTTCTTAGAGCTTATTATTTAGGAGCTACAGCTGCTTGGAAGGTTACTAAACTATTAAACTCTGATGAGACAGAAAGAGCTTTAGGAAACCCTACGGCTGACGGTCAGGTTCTAGCGTCTACAACTGCAGGTGTTAGAAGTTGGGTTGATGCTCCTAATGGAGTAAAGATTGCTACTGCAACTTATGACTTTGCTGTTAATGGAGGTACTGCAGACACTACTTTTACGGTAGGAAGAGAACTTATACCTGCTGGTGCAATTATATTATTAGACCAGTGCATTATAGAGATGGAAACAGCTCTCACGGTTAGTTCTGGAACTCCAACTATAGCGGTTGGTTATTCAGGAGGAGCGGCTGATGTGGACGCTATAAGTGATGAAAAAAACTTTGATAATGCTCCATTTAATAGCGCAACAGCTGTTACTAGAACAACTCCTGCTGGGAGCGGTACAGTTATTAAAGTTAGCGCTACAGCTAAGACAAATATTACAGTAACAACAGCTAATAGTGTTGCTCTAACAGCTGGTAAATTTCATATACACGTACCTTATATTGCATAATTATGCCTATCAATGTTAATGAGTTATATCAATTTGTGCAGTTTGTTGCTAACAAGGAACAAAGCGGGTTTATAAAACCTGACGAGTTTAATTTAGCTGCAGATAGAGCTCAAATGCAGTTCTTTATGGAAAGATACAATAATCCTGCTGATTATCAGCCAGGAAGACCTGTTCCCAGAGTTGCATTTCAACAATCACAAAAAGTGTCTGATGACCTGAGAGTTTTTATGACTTCAGAAAACATTATAAGCCCTCAGTCAATAAATGGTTTAGCAAGCGAATATGTTCATCTTGTTTCGCTAAGAACTGCTGCTGGCGACCATGTTAAGCTTTTGGATGATAGTGAAGTTGGTCACATTGTCAATAGTGCACTTACTCCTCCTACTGCATTTCAGCCAATAGCATATATAGTTGGAGATAATATTAACCTATTAGGTGTAGGTAATGCTGTTTTAACTTATCTTAGAAGACCAGTAAAACCTGAGTGGAATTATTTTACTGATGCAGATGGAAATCCTATAGATGATGTTGGAAACGTAATAACGTATCCATTTCATGACGCTGCCACTAGCATTGATTTAGAGTTTCCAGATGAAACATTTAATGAGATAGCAATAAGAATATTAAGTTTTGTAGGAATTAATCTTAGAGAGAATCAGCTTAGTCAATATACAGAATTGAAAAAGCAACAAGGAATATAACAAATGCCAACAACTAAAAGAATATTAGCAGAGCAGTGTATGAGAATACTTAGTGGCGGTTATGTTACTAAGGACACTGAGTTTGACATAAGAGAGATAATGCTTGCTGTAGAGCAGTCTAGAGATAAACTTGTGAAGCAAGAGATTATGAGCACATCTTTCTCTAATACTTCTGCTTATGTAGATACTAGTGGCGTTATAGGTAGCTTTTTATCCGTATATGATAATGTGGCTATAAATTTTGATGCAAACAAAGATTTAAGATATATTGATTTACCAGCTATGCCGTTAGCTTTGCCTGATGACAAAGGAGTTTATCATGTTAGTTATCAGAGAGACCAAAGAGCTTCTTTTGTTAGAATGCCTAACGGTTCTATTGGTTTGTATGGTAACATGCCTTCATCTAGACTTTTAGGAAAAGAGGGGTACTGGGTAGAGCAAGACAGAGTTTATTTTAATGAAAACGTAAATCCTGATTTAGGAAATGTTTTATTAAAATTAGTTGTTGTAGCAAAAGATATACTTCCTAATGCTCCATTCCCTATGCCTGGAGAGCTAGAGTCTGAAGTTGTTAGAGATGTTGTACAATTATATACCGTGATGAGAAACGCTCTTCACGATGAAGAAAATGATGATATAGATAGATAATGAATAATTACGTATCAGTAGAAGAAGTTATAAAAAGCCTTTTAATACAACAAGGCGAGTATACGGAGCATAAGTATATGCAGTACTTAGATATTGCTTTACGTGGCCTTAAAGAGCTTGCTTTTGATGTAACTCAAGAAGTAAAAGCAAAAACACTACCTGTAAATGAAAATTTAACTGTTGATTTGCCAACTGACTATGTAGACTATGTTCGTATAGGTGTTTGTAATAACGGTGTTATTAGAGACCTATCAAAGTACCTAGGTAGTTGTTTGTCAAGAGCTACAGATGAATGTGGTGCTCCTATAGCTAAATCATCAGGAAGTGACACTAGAGACTTAGACAACATAGAAGATATATACTGGTTTTCTAACTACAGAGGTGGTGAGAATATGGGTAGAATATATGGTGTTGGTGGTGGACAAAGTGACTTTGGATATTACAGAATAGACACAGAAAGAAATCAAATATCATTAGCTTCTCCTTTTGCAGGAGGTTCTATATATTTAGAGTATATTGGTGACGGCAGTGGTGATAATGGTCAGTATGATATTCATGTTCACGCTGAAGAAGCTCTAAGGGCTTATATATGGTGGAAGAGCATACAAAGAAAAAGAATGATACCAATGAATGAAAAGGAAATGGCTAGAAGAGATTGGTATAATGAAAAAAGATTAGCAATAGCAAGATTTAGCAACTTTACAAAACAAGAAGCGTTACAACAAGCTAGAAAAAACTTCAAGCTAACGCCTAAATTTTAAGGATGGGAGTTATAGATAAAAGAAATTTTTTAGGTGGTTTAAACAGAGACACCGAGCAAAGGCTAGTATCCCAAGGAGACTATAGGCATGCATTAAATGTACGTTCAGCTGAAAGTGAGGGAGATGATGTCGGTGCAATAGAAAACATAAAAGGTTTTGAGCACATTATTAATGATATAGCAGGAGGTGGTAGTTTAGATTTTGAGTGTATAGGAAGCTACCAAGACAAAACCATGGATAGAATCATATACTTTGTATGTGATATTAGTGGCTCTGGAAGACATAGAATATATGAGTATAGCTTAAAATCTAATGCTATTAATATTTTAGTAGAGTCTCCGTTTCTAAATTTTCAAACATCGCACTTTATTACGGGCATAAGAGTTGTTGGTCATAGAGAGCCATTTGCTCCTGAAGGTATATTATACTGGACAGACCATATAAACCCTCCTAGAAAATTAAATATATCAAGTGCTAAACTTGCTAATGGAAGTGGTTTTATTACAGCTACAGGTTATATAGCTCCTCTTACTAACTTTGTATTTAGTAATCCAGACAGCAACTTACAAGCATATACAGAGATAGATGAAAATTCATTTGATGAATACTATAATCTGATAAAAAAACCACCGACTTCTAAACCAGACATATATTTAGACACAGACCCAGAATATAAAGACAATAAAATATATGGAAAAGTAATACAATTTGCTTATAGATATATTTACTCAGATAATGAGGTGTCTGCTTTTTCTCCTCATAGTTTAATTACAAAAGCTTATAACTATGACCCTAGTTTAAATTTTGATGGTGGTTTGCTTCAAAAGTTTAATAGAGTTAACATACTTGTTAACACTGGCCCTTCTGATGTTAAAAGCATTCAGATAGCATCTAAGATACTTTCTCAAGACGAGGGAGATGGTTTTACATCTCAAGAGGGTTGGGCTTTAGTTGCTGATATAAGCACGTCAAAAGAAAATTTACCACCAAACTCTTCTTATACATATCAATTTTACAACAATGAAGCTACAGAAATACTAGCTGCTTCTCAAATAGCAAAACTTTTTGACGATGTTCCTTTGAAAGCTAAAGCACTAGATGTTATTGATGGAGGTCGATTAGTTCTTGGTAACATAACCAACGGATACAATGTAAATGTGGTTCCTGATGTAAATATAGGACACTTGTATAGTGATGCAAATCTTCCTGATGGTGCAGACTTTCAAGATAATGCTAATGTTTCTATATCTTATGATTTAACTTCAAGTTGGCATAATCAAGCCAGACAGTTTGTTCATAAAATAATATTTACATTTGATGATGTAGATGGAGAGCAAGCTGTGGTAGACTTGCATGCAAGCGGAACGGTAAATCATGATTGGGGTTCATCATCTGGATGTTGGTTTCAAGGATGTAATAATTGTAATAATTCTTATAGCGCTAGTTATGACTATGATATAGAGTATGCTCAAAATTATGCAGGCTTAGACAATCAGGGTGTAACAGGAGCTCAGATGGCTTTAGATTTTTTTAACAACTTTGCTCTTTCAACTGTTTCTAATATATTACCCAATATAAATAACATAAGAGGAGACGCAGCTAACTTTTGTGGTTCAGGTATTCCTATATATACTGATTTTGGAAATGGTGGTAATAGTGGAGACTATTCTATTTCTTTTGATGGAAATGGAGGTATAGACGCTTTAAATAATGCTCCTTTAGCTCAAGGTATAATTGATGACTATACAGAAATAGATTTTAATGGTTATTTTGTAGACAATTTTATAAATGTTCCTGGTAGTGATAGCCCTGTATGGCTTTCAATGCCTTCTTCTAATGTTGTAGTTGTAAATATTCATTCATGGGTATACGGACCTGCTGATTGTTGTGATTTTGATGGAGCTCCTTCATTAAGTAGAGTTGTTGAAAATCAAGATTTTAATATTACTGGATATTACGATTTTTTAAACGCTGAAGGTGAAAACTCTATATTTCAGTCTGGATTTAAAACAGGAGCTACACATAATTTAGGTATAGTATATTATGATAAGTTTAATAGGTCTAGTGCCGTTATGTCGGCTCAAGATAATTCTTTTGATGTTTATATACCTTCTTGGGCTGAAAGAGATATAAATCCAGGACAAGCAAACTTTTCTTCTTTTTTAACTTGGGAAATAAATCACCTTCCTCCAGAGTGGGCTACTCATTATCAATGGGTATATGCTGGTAATGATTTAATGGACAATTTTGTTCAGTGCTCTACTCTTGGTATATATGAAGCACTACAGTTTTTTACTGAAAACTCACATCCTCTAAACGGAAAATATCTAATAGATGTTTCTGAGCTATATAGATTTGAGTTAGAAAAAGAAAGCCCAAATTTTGGGTGGAATTTTGAAAAAGGAGACAGAGTAAGATTTTTATTAGAAGAAGATGTTGATGGGCAGGTAGGTTCTTCATTTCAAAATGATACTAATCCAGGCATAATGTTAGAGTTCCAGGTTCTTGGAATTACAGGACAAGGAGAGTATAAAGATATATTTGATGATGATGTTCATCAAAATAGAGCTTCTAACAGTACAGATATAGGTAATTTTTATCCTGATGCTGGAGACCAATTACATTTAGCAGAGCAAATTACAGAATTAGATGGTTCTACTACTACAGTTAATAGATTTAAAAAACATAGTAGATTTTTAGTTGTAGAAAGTCAATGGTTAGACTTAAATGTTGCTGAAGTTAGCTCAGGAGTTAAATATGGCTTTCAAGGTCAAGCTCCATATAAAATGGGTTCTTATATAGAAGTTTATAGACCGAAAGTAAGAAGAGATAAAGAAGATGTATTTTATTATGAATTTGGCCATAGATATGGTATTTATGATATTGGTGGAGTAAAATATCATGAAGGTCAATTTAGTAATCAAGATGATTTAGGAGGTTTAGCAACTGGTGAGTTTAGAAATGGAGATGTTTATTTAAGACATAGAAGTCCAAATAGAAGTGAACTTAAGGCTACATTTGTAGAAGATTACAACCTATCAGATTATTTTGACTCTAATTTTTGGGATAAGGGTAGGCCTAATAGAATAAATGAACAAGAAAGACAGGTAGACAGGTTTGCTACTATTTATTATTCAGAGCCTTTTATACCTAATACCAACATAAATGGCCTTTCAACATTTAATAGCTCTGGTCTTGTAGATTTGCCGTATGAAGAATACAATAGAGGGTATGGAACAATACAAAAGTTATTTGCAAAAAACGAATCTTTAATAATATTTCAAGAAGACAAAGTCTCTAGAGCTGTTGTAGAAAGAAATATACTATTCAATGCAGATGGCTCTGGTCAATTATCTTCTAGTAATAGAGTTTTATCTCAAGCAATACCTTACAATGGTGAGTATGGTATAAGTCTTCATCCAGAGTCTTTTGCAGAGTATGCTGGCAGAATATATTTCTTTGATTTAGACAGAGGAGCTGTTTTAAGATTATCAAACGATGGATTAACCCCTATATCTGATAATTTTATGAGAGATTATTTTGGTGATAAATCTCAAAATATAAAAATATATGACGATACAATAAAGATACATGGTGTTTATGATGTTAAAAAAGATGAGTATATTGTATCATTTGGAGGAATATATAGATTAACTCCAGTAAATTTATGCGAGATTAGCTCATTAGGTAATTGGACTGCTCAAGAAACTGTTTACACAAGCATCTTAGATGAAGATGGTAATCCAAGTTTAGATGAAGATGGTAACCCTATTTTTGGTAATGTTACACAAGATATTATTTATGGACTAGGAGATGTAGTAAGTTATGAAGATGTTTTTTACACTCAAACATGTCCAGATGGAGCTACAGTAAATCCTCCTACAGAGGACGAATGCTGGTCTGAATGTACCCCATCTATAGGCTGCACTGATATTGATGCTGTAAATTTTGAACCATTGGCTATGGTTAATGATGGTAGTTGTGTATATCCATGTTTAGATATAGATATTGATGAGATAGATTTAGTAGTCGAATCAGGTTCATTAGTTGTATCTTCTGAAACTGTATCGTATGTAAATAATGAGTATATATCAAATGCTGATGGCGGATTTTCTTTATCTATAATTGGTTCAGACGTTATGTCTGTTTTAATTTTAAATCAATCAGGAGATATTGTTTTCTTAGACCTTAACAGTAATGGTGTAATTAATTTACCAGACTTAAATTCTGGTGTTTACACTGTTAATTTTATAGGAAATGACATATTAGAAACTGACGATTTAGTAGAGGGTATGCCGTTAAATGAAGATGGATTAACCTTATATGAAGAGTATACAGAACTTTTAGAAGCGGGAGACTATGATGAATATACAGAAGCTTTAGAGATAGCCGATAGAATGTATAACTATTTATTCTACTGTGGTATATCTATAGATGTTGAAGTTCCTTTAGTTGGTTGTACTGACCCTGCTGCTTTTAACTATGTTCCTGATTCTAGCCTTGATGATGGAGGATGTATATATGAAGTTAATGGATGTCCTGACCCTAATGCTTTAAATTACTACTGTGATGAAAATCCTGATTTATGTAATTTTTATGATGTTAATGCTCCAGGATGGGAAATAACAGACGATGGCTCTTGCTTGTTTCCTGTTCCAGGATGTACTTTTGAAGAGGCTGAAAACTATAATCCAAATGCAACTGAAGATGATGGGTCTTGTACTTTTTGTAACACCTTAGAAATATCATTAGATTATTCTACAGATGCAACAGCTTATAATTCTACTGATGGAACTTTAGCTGTTTCAGCTAGTGGTGGTACTGGCCCTTATACCTTTTTTATAACTACTGGTGAAGCTGGTGTAGATGGTGTTTTTTCAAATTTACCAGCTGGAGATTATGAAGTTGTAGTTCAAGATTCAGCAACAGTACCTTGCCAAACATCTCTTGTTGTTACGATAGACCAACCTGAGCCTACTTCAGGATGTACAGACAACACAGCGTTAAATTATAACTCAGAAGCGCTAGTAGATGATGGGACATGTTTATTTTGCCCTGCAGATTTTGGATTTGATATAACAGTAACACAACCAATCGTGATAGGTGGTACTGGTGGTTATACTCTTCAAATTCCATTAGACACATCTTATGGTACGACAGAGCAACAAACCTTTACTATTACTCTAGCACATGAAGGAGCAACAATTACAAGTTCTACTCAAAATGAGGCTGGTTTTGCTATATCTTCATCAACTTTAGCTCCTGGTAATTACGAATATACATTTACAATAGATACAATAGATGTTACAGGCACACCTTCTATACTTAATGGTTGCTCCGAAACATTTAGTTTTATTATAAATGATTTTAGTTGTGTATCTGATAATCGTCCTACTTTATTTGATGTCATAGATTATGGAGCATCAGGTATTATACTGCCAATAAATACAGCTCAAATAGAGTGGAGTTTTGGCCCTTTTAATTATATAAATAATCCAAATATAGAGACAACAACAACCTATTCCCAAAATGCTTGTTTGAACAATGGATTTTTCTCTATTACTGTAGACACAGCAGAAGCTTTTGGAGATTTAGGAAACACAGATGAATTTTGGAATCAATCTGAAATTAGTTTTACATCTGGTGGTAATGAGAATGTAATTTATTCAATTTACCCATCAGACAGTACTTTATCTGATGAAAGCGGATTTGGTTATAGTTATGATACAGAAAATACAATTAATATCAATCTTGTTGATACAGTAGTGGATGGTGTTGCTAAAACTACCATAAATGTAACAAACATTCCTGTTGGCACTTTTGATTTGTTTTGGTTTATTTATGATGGCGACTCTAACCTTCAATGTGGTGAAAAAATAGAAAATATATCTTTTACTTGCAGTGGTTGTACAGATGATGGAAATCAGCCTACAGGCCTTTTATATAGCGTTTATAATCCGTTAGGTATATCTATTCCAGCAGCCAACTACAACCCTAATGCTGTTGAAGACGATGGCTCTTGCCAATACGTTGTTAATGGTTGTACTGACGAAGAAAACATTCATTATGGTCAAAATTGCTCCTATATGTATTGGAGCATAGGTCAAGGTGAAAATGATGGAGCAATAGCTTGGAATATAGCAACAAATCCTACTACAGGTGGATTATTTATAGACATGCCTAATGTAACTTTAGAGGATACTCCAGGTTGCCCTTGCTTAGTTGGAGGATGTACAGACCCTGAATCTGACACCTATAATCCAGATGCCGACTACCTAGTTGCAGCAGATTGTGAATATTACGGATGTATGGAAGAAAATGCTTTGAACTATGATGCACAGCATACTTCTGACCCTAATGATGAATGTCTTTTTTGTTCAGACGCTTCTACAATAAATGCTTCTGTAGATATAGATTACCTAGATAATGCTGAAGGAACCGCTCATGTTAATATAACAGTTCAATCCGATACGTATCCATATACAGTACAATTCTATCATTCAGGCATGGAAGGTAATAATCAGTACTCTATACAATACACTGTGAATACTAACTATGAAACAACTATACAGCTTACTGAAGATATGGGGCCAGTGCCACCTATAGAAGGTATAGGGCCTCTTATATACATTAATTATGCAGGAATTTTTGCAAACTGTCCTGTTAATATAGATTTAGACTCCAATGGAACATCTGAAGGGTTGGATTATAATGTTATAGAAGTTTTCCTTACACCAAAAATATGTCCTAGTCAAGATACTGATTTAGAGATATATAAAATTACACATCCATATATATATTTTGGTCACCCTTTAAATGGTAGTTATGCTTTTAAAACTCATAATAATGTTGGTACAGCTGCTGTTATTAAGTTTGATTTACTTGGGGCTACAGGAGACAATTATAGTCTAAATAGCTGGTGGAATAATGATGATAATTATTTACCTTATCCTAAATTAAAAAGAATTGAATTTTATGTTTTAGAAGGGCCTGTAGCGTTAAATAAATCTACCAATAATGAAGGATTAACAGATGGCAATACTTTAACTGGTTTCCCATCATTTAGCCCAGACCTTTATGGTTCAGACCCAGACATTGTTTTTGGTGGTGAAAATTATTTAGCCGACAATTCTGAAGGGTCAGGTATGCTTAGAATGATTGTGCCTTCTAAAGCTAATTCTGATGTAGATAATCCTGTTGGAATTTTAAAAGTAACTTATATTATAGAAGAAGAAGAGGGTGGAGACGAAATAGCTTGCAAGTTTTGGTACAAATTTTGGAATAGCGCTAGAAAAACTGGAACACGAACCTATACAGGTACGTATGGTTATTCCGTAGAACGTGAAGCTATTACAGACCCTGTAATTCAAATGGAAACAGATATAGGTTCAGAATTTGGAGGTGGAGGTTTACCCCCTGTATTTACTGTAGCAAACGAATGGTTTACTGATAATTTTTCAGAAATATCTTTAGGCAATGTTGTCGAAGAAAATCTTAATGCACTCTTAGATGAAATAGAATAAAATATGTCAAATTTTAGATTAAAAAAAGAAAGCGAAAATAAAAAAGATGGTATATGTTTGTGCGTATATGAAAATAAAAAAACATCTAAAGAAATAATTTATAGGCAAGACGGGCTATGTCCATGTCCAGAAATATATCCTGAATTTGATAATAAAAATTCAGAATCTATATCTAGCTCATTTTTAAAAGTTTCTCAAATAAAACAGTATATAAAAAGTTTTCTTATTGGATTTAGCGCTGCGGTAGAGTTTGAGTTTGATAAGATTAAAGAAGACGTAACAAAGAAGGGAAAAGGTTTTGTTTCTGTATTTAGAAAAGACGTAGATAATTTAATTATAAAAAGAGAAAAGAATGTAGAATCAATATCTATAACTACTAGAGGCAAAATAGATTCTTTTTACAAGAACAAAAAATTAAGAATAAAATTTTTAAAAGAAGTTACTAAAAATCAAATTAAAAGAAGTGTAGAGTCTGCAACTGAAGAAGTTGTAGAAGCCACTAAAGTACAACAAAAACAAGAAAAAAGGGTTGTTAGAAGGTCTAGAAAAAACCCTACTGCTAAATTAAAAAGGATTAATAGAGACATAAAAAAAGCTATAGAAACTCCTGTTGCAGTTGCTGTACAAGAATCTGTTGTTCAACAACCTCAAGCAGTAACACCAACAAGACCTTCTGTTAGTAGACCTTCAAGAACTACAACTGTTAAAGGACAAACAGGTCCTAGAGGTAGAGACCCTAGAGTTGCTGAAAAATTAAAATTTGCAATCAATGAAACAATGAAAAAATTATCAGAGGCTAGAACAAAAGAAGAGTATGAAGACTTAAATCGGTCTTTTGAATTTTTAAAACAAGAATTATTTATAGAATCAGGTTCAAAACCACGCTCAACACCAGGAGGATTTAGGAGTGGTTATTAAAAATATTAGTTATGCCCATAGAATTATCAGAAGACCAAAATATTGTATTTGTAGATGGTGAATTTTATATAAGAGATTATATATTGCCGCCAGAGACAGTAGCTTTTCATGAAAAAACAAATAGATGGACAACATTTTATTCTTTTTTCCCAGAAGCTTTTTGTCAAATTGGATTAGAAGTAGCTTCATTTTTGAGAGGCGAACTATTTATACATGATAGAGATGAATTAAACTACAATAGATTTGCAGCTGAAAATCCTTTGGGTCAGCCAGTTTTTTATTATTACCCATCTGAGGTTACTGTAATAAGTAATGCTAGCCCTTCTGAAAACAAGATATATCAATCATTATCAGAGGAATCTAGCGATATATGGGAGGTAGAATACATGGAAACTGAAAATGGTCAGATAACAAGAATACCTGAAAATGCCTTTACAAAAGGAGCTATTTATTCTTTTCAACCAGGACACGGAACAAAAGAAAATGTACATTATGCCAACATCCCTATGGATGAAAATAGTCCAGGAGGAATAGTTAACGGTAGTAGAATGAGAGATTATTCTTTGATAACTAAATTTAGTTATTTTAAAAATAAACTTACAAAACTTTTTGCCGTAAACTTTAACGTAACAAAGTCTTATAGAAACGATTAATTTGTTTCACAGACTTAATTTCATTATATTTGTAATTATTTAAGATAGCAGATGGACCCACTAACATTAATGACTATAGGCCAGGCTGGTTTCGGATTATACCAGACGATAAAAGGCGCAAGAGACGCAAAAAACAACGAGAGACCAGAGTATCGTACCCCTCAAGCAATGATAGATGCTATGGATACGGCAGAAAGAATGTCTTTAAGAGGGTTAAATGAACAAACTGTACAAAACTTTCAACAAGGCTTAGCCGATACAAGAGCGGCTTCTTTTCAAGGTTTATCAAGTAGAAAAGCTGGTGTAGGTGCTGTAGCTGGTGTAGCTCAAAGGGAGATTGCTGGTCAACAGCAATTAGCTGCTATGGATGCTGAGCAAAGAATGAAAAACATTCAGTCTTTACAGCAAATGAGGGCTGCTATGGCTCAGTATGAAGATAAGGAGTTTGAATTAAATCAAATGCAACCTTTTCAAGATAGAGCAGCAGCAGCGTCTGCTTTGCAAGGAGCTGGATTACAAAATGTTATGGGTGCAGCTCAATCTTTTGCTAAGATGGAGATGTCTGGGTATAACCAGCAGCAAAGAGATATTAGAAGCATGAAGCGTGATTTAAAAGGTCAATTTAAAGCGCAAGCAGATTCAATGGAAGGAAGTCCTAATTTTAGAAATATTGAAGTAGGTGGTAAAACTTTTAGAGATACGTTTCAAGAACAAAGAGCTGAAATGAATAGAAATTTTTACCAAGGATTAAATAATCCTGGTAACTTAATGGACAACTCTAGTAACAATAACTCATTTTTTTCAACTGACTCAAGTATTCAAAACGCTTTGAATAATAGTACATTCAACAATTTACCTGAAAATGTTCAAAGAATGTTAACTGACAAAGGAATAGATTTTAATGACCCTAACGTAAAAGCTCTTTTAGAGGGGATTTATAAGTAAATATAAATAAAAATGGCAGACGCTAAATCACAAGTATATTTAGGAAGAGAAGGCTCTGGATTAGCTCAGGTGTTTGATACATCTGGTTTAGTTGATTTTGAGCTTCAAATGAGAGATAGAAAGAAAAAGGAGTTTCAAGATAGAGAAAAAAGATTTAAAGAATCTTTAGTTGATATTGAAACATCAAAACTTTGGAGCAGAGACCTACCTCAATTTAATGACAAATATAATCAGTACTTAGACTTTGTAAAAACAAATTCTGATGCATTGCAAACTCCTTCTAAAAATACAGATGTTTATCTTCAAAAAAGAAGATTAGAGCAAGAATTAAAACAGTTTGCTAGTAGTTCAGCATCTTCTCAAGAATTTTACAACGGTGCTCAAACGTTAATGTTTAAGAATCCTGATAAATTTAAAGAAATATATGGTAAAGATGGCATGTCTCAATTTGATAAGTTTTCTAAAACAGCAGGAGACTTTGACAATGACTATCAAAGATTCTTTACTCCAGAAACACAAGGTTTAGCTAGTCAGTTTAAAAATATAGTTGGTTCTGTTCCTAAAACTGGAATGGTTACTACAGAGCAGACAGGTGCAAGTGGTAGAATATTTAGAACCACGTCAGGAGGAAGTCAAAGTAGAGAAGACGTAGAATCTGCTACAAGACAAACTTATAGAACAGACCCTGCTTTTAAAAGAAGTATAGATTCTGACTTTGAGCAAAACAATGGAACGTTTGACGGTGTTCAGTTTGAAACTGCTGAAGATTATGCTGCTGCTATGTCAGCTGGATATATTGCTGAAGGTAGCTTCAGTAGAACATCAGTTGGTGCTGGTGGAGGATTAGAGATTAATTTTGGAGGCGGTGGTAAAAGAACTGTTGATGCTATTGATAGCAGTGCACAACCTAACAAGGTAATGGGTGTTGGAGACGACAAATACGAATATACAGCTTATCAACAACAGTCTATACCTAAAGGAGAATTTAACATACAGTCTGGAGCTGATGTTCGTAAGTTTGATGGTTCAGTGGTTTCTGGAAGAGCTGACGTTATAAATCTAAAAAATGGTGTTGCTCAGATTGCCTTAATAAAACCTGATGGTTCGATAGCCTCACAGCAAGAAGAAGATGACTTTAGAGCTGGATTACCTACAGCTAAAGGATATACCTATCAGGCTATGCTTTTAGCAGAAACTAGTGCCACTATAGACAAAGTAACAGATTTACAAATATCTGATTCAGAAGGTATATATGTTCCTCTAGACCAGGTTGAATCAAGTGTAGCTGGAGCATCCAAGTATGTGGAAGGAGCTTCAGAAATGACCAGATATTATCAAAAGCTTTGGAATGAAAAACAAGAGCAACCTAAAAAGACAGATGCATTTGGAAACCCAATATAACAAACAATGGAGGATAAATTAGAACTACTTTATAATAGTTATATAGAGAACGGATTGTTAAGTTCACAAACAACACTTGAACAATTTTCTCAAGCAGACTCATCTATACAAGAAAAATTGTATCAGTCTGGTTTAGATGCTAATATAATTAGCAATCAAACAGATTTTTCAGTTTTTTCATCTGCATTTGGTAAAAAAAAAGACGATTCTGGAGCAGACTCAGAGACGCAGTCAGAAGTATCATCTGCGGATGTTCAAGAGCCTGAAACAATTTTTACACCACCTACTGAACCTACTGACAGATTTTTCAATATTCAACAAGACCAAGAATTTCTTGAAAACAGACAAGAAACTGAAAGGATTATAGCTGAGAAAAAAGAAGATGCTTTAAATAAAATGAAGGAGTATCTTACGAGTGATGAAAGAGGTGTAGAGCTGTCAGAATTAGATTACAGAGCTAGAAAACTTCAGAACGAACAAGTAGGTCAAAATACAGGATTAGAACCAACAACAAACCCCTCTACATTATCAACTTTAGACTTTTTAAATGACCTAGGAGGAAGAAAAGAACAAAAGGTAAGATTAGCAGAAGACTTTCAGGAACAATTTGGTCTTAGTAGAAAAGCTGCGTTAGACCTTTTTGATGAAGCTTACGATTATGCTCATGTTACAAAAACAAATGAGCTAGGTAATAGATTAGCATCAGAATCTAATCCTGAAAATAAAGATGCTGCAGTAACAAGTATAGCTAATAGTGAAGCTAGAAATGTTCTTAAAAACTCTATTTTATTTAGTGACAAAGATGTAGAATTATTAGACGTTACATTAAGATTAAACTCTGCTATAGAAAAAGGAGAAGACAAATCTATAATAGATAACTTAAAACAAACTAGAGCTAAGTTACTAGAGGGTAGAGATACTGATGATTTTTATAAGTTTGAATCAGGAGACTTTGAAGACCCAGAAAAGTACAAGCTTTATCAGGCAGTAATACAAGAAGAAGAAAATTTAAAACAGCAATACGACAAATCAGGAACTCCAAAAGACTTCATGAAGAGAGCTTATAATGAGGCAGCTTTAAACTTCTATTCTTTAAAACAACAAGGCAAAAGGTATCAGCAAGAGTTATCTGAAGCTAGAAGACTTGATACTCAGGTCATAGGAGGAGGAGACAAGGCTAAAGATGTAGAGAAAAAAATAAAGGCTCTTAATGAAAAAACATACGTAGCAGAATCTAAAATGCTTGCTGCAGCTAGATTGTATGGTCTAAATGAAGACCCAGAAACATTAAAAGAAAACTTTAGATACCATACAGACGCTGGGTTAAAAGCATTTACTAGCGGCATGAAAGGAGTGCAATCTCCTACTGTTATGGATTCTAGAAATTTTGTTACTAGTATTTTAGATGAGGCTGGCATAAAGTATGATAGTGATGTAGAGCAGGCTCTTAAGCAAACTCTTGGAGAGCAAGCTAGTCAACAGGCTGGTGGATTAAGCTCTATGCTTGTTCAATTTGCACTTATAGATAAGACTTTGAATGTAGCAAAAGTTCCTAACCTTATACGAGGTCTTCAAGCTACAAAAAATCCTATAGTTAAATCTATGGGTTATGGACTTAGATACTATGTAGAAGGAGAAAAGTTTCAAGCTGTTGGAGGTGACTTTTTAGGTGGTGCAGGTTTTGCAGCCTCTCAAGATGGATTAAATAAATTAGCTGATTTAGTTATTAAAAACCCTCGTGCTAAAGCCATATTTAAAGCTTTTAATTTAGGCCCTTCTTTTGTTGTAGCATCAGAAGTATCTGAAGTAATACATGCGGCAGAAAAAGGTTTATTTGAAGAAGGTTCTTTCAAAAGATTTGAAGAAGACATAAAGGAGTCTTACGGAGACATAGATGAAGTATCTACTAGAGTCTTACTTTCAATGGGTATGGGTTATGGTCTTGGTGGCAAAAAAATTATTAAAGACATGCGATATGGCATGTATTGGAGAAGCCCAGAAAAACTAAGACATACTGCAGAGGACTTAAGAAGTAAAAACAAGAATGAAAAGGGTGAGGTAAGAGAGGATGTAGAAGCTGCTGCCAAAGAACTAGAGTGGCATGCTACAGAAATAGAAAACTATAGAAAAACAAAAGAAACTAAACAAGAAGAGTTTGAAGATATTGTCACTAAAAACGATAAATCAGAAAGCACTCTAGAAGGACAAAACGTAAAACCTACTGCAGAAAAGATAGAGGCTGAGCGCTCTGATTTAGACATAATGGAGTCTAAGATAAAAGAAGAGGTAGCTAAGAAAGAAACGAAAACTCCTGAAGTAAAACCAGAAGTAAAAGAGGTAGCAGAAACTATAGAATTGGGTGGTAGGCTTATTGATAAATCTGCATATCAAGATATTGCAGTAAGACGAGAAGCTGAATTAAATAAATTAAAGGAAGATGGAAAGGCAGACTATAGTAATGTAACTAGAGTTAATAAAAAATATGATGCAGAAATAGATGCTTTACCTACTGTAAAACAAAAATCTAAAACAGAGACCACTGAAACAGCCCCTGAAACAGTTGTTGAAACAGCACCAAAAAGATATGACTTATCTTATGGTGGAAAAGAGTATAAGGTAGAGTTTAAGGAAGGTTCTGAAAAGTTTGACATATTTACACCTGAAGGAACAAAGCTTACATCTACAGAAGCTAGACCTATTAAGACGGCTATATCTAGACAAGGCAAAGCTAAAGAAACTACACAGCAGTTTGAAGCTGCAAAAGCTGACTTTTTTAAAGAAGCAAAAACAAAAGAGGACATTACTAGAGAAAAGATAGAGGCTGACAGACAAGAGCAAATAAGAAAGACTCAAGAGCGTGTAGAAACAAAAACAGAAGTAGAGCCTAGACGAGAACTTGAAGATATAATTAATCCTGGCAAAAAAGAAAAAACAACCTCAGAGATTGATAAAATTATAGATACATATAAAAAAGGAACTGAAACTGGAGAGCCTGTATATGTAAGAGATGTTTTTAATAGACTTAATGAAAAGTTTGATATAGTAGGTACTGGCAAAGCTAAACAGGCTCAAGACGCTCTAAGAAGAGAGCTAAACCCATACTCTAGAGAAAAGCTTGAAAAAGATGTAAAAGAAAAGTTTAAAGCTACTGAAAAAGAGTCAGATGCTATAATGAAGATAGTTGATGGTCAGGCTGGTTGGTGGAAAAAACAAACAGGTAGAAACGAGTCAGAGTTCTTTGAGTTAGTACAAGATGTTACAACAGCAAAAGGTAGACAGGGTAGAGCTAGTGTAACACTACAAGAAAATGGTAAAAGACTTATAAAAGCTTTTGAAAAGGCTGATGTGTCTTCTATATCACATGAGTTACACCACCTTATAGAGCCATACATACCATCCTCAACTAAAAAGGTTATTGCAGAGTGGGCTGGTCAAAAAGGATACAAAGAGGGAGACGCTTGGACTCCACAGACACGTGAGATGTCCGCCAATGCTTGGGAAAGGTATTTAGCCTCTAGAGGGGAAACATTGCCTGAGAACGCTCCTAAAGACCTTAGACAGGCTTTTGATGTTATAAAAGAGGCTTTTACAAATATATATGGCAATGTAAGAGAATCTTTACAAAAAGTAGGAGTTGTTGAGCCTGGAAAGAAAACTACAGAAGTAGAAGCGGCAGAACTAACTCCAGAGATTATAGAGATATTTGACCAGATGGCAGGCATAGACAATGTGCCTGGTCGTAGAAAATTATCTACCAATAAGCTATCGTTTAAAGAAAAGGCTGAACGGTCTGTTATGGAGGCTGGGGCCAAGAAAACACCGATAGGTGTTACTACTTCTGACGGTAGATATATAGGTGAGATTACTAAAGTAACAACACCAAGAGCTAGAGGTAAAAGTGACAAGACAGTATTTACAATAGAAGGTGCTGACGGTCAAACTATTAGCAAGACTACACGTAAAGAAGCTGCTGATGCTCTAGTAAAAATGGATAACGCTAACACTTCTAGGATAGAGTCTAGCGTAGAAGCTCCTGCTAAACAATATAAATTTAAGTATAATCCTAACTCAGCAAAGTCAGACAAACTTAAATCTGTTAACGAGGCTATAACAGCTTTAGAAACAAAGAAGTTAGACTTTAAGAAAGTAGAGGAAGCTATTAAAGATATTGATGGAGCTGATTATAAACAGAAGCCTTTGTTTGCTAAGTTTATTGAGGCTAATGTTAAAAGGAATGCTGCTGAAAAACAAAAACTACAAGATGCTGAAAAGATTGAAGCTGAGATACAATTTGGTATGGAAGCGAAAGAAGCCAACAAGCAGTTTGAAAAAGACTTAGAAAAGTTTGATGGTACAATAGAGTCTGCACCTGAAGGTACTAAGGTTGTTGAATCATTCCAGCCAGAAGCTAGTTTTACGCAGCCAGAAAGAGCTAAAACTCCTGTCAAAACAAAATATAATAAAGATGTTGTAGAGCGTGTTCAAAACACTATGGAGTATCTTGATATAAAAACTCCAGAAAGAAAAACACAACTCAAAAGAGAAGCTATCAAATCAATGGTTGAAAGACTAAAAGAGATTGGTACAAAAGCAACAGATGCTGAACTTAAAAAAATTGCAACAGATATATATAAGTTTACTAAATCAAATGTAGAAAAATTATATGAAGTTAAAACTGGTGTAAGCGAACAAGTGTTAAAAGCTATAACAAGAGGTGCCGCTAAGAATGAGCCGTGGGTAGGTAGAACAGAAGCTCTTAAAAAAGATTCAGATAAACTTATACGCTCTACTGCAGAGATGCTTGCTTTTAAAATGACTGACGCTCAATATAAGAGGTTTTTAAAAGGTGAGGAAATAAAGAAGACAAAAGGTAATGTTTCTTCAGTTGGTACAGCTAGAGATAGAATTACATTGAAGGAAACAATAGAGTTCATTGAGGCAGAGATAATGGCTGATAGAGCTGTATTTGGAGCTATGTCTGGTGTAGAGGGAATATTTGATGCTAGAGGTGTTGGTAAAAAAATATATGCATCAATTACAGACGGTCAGTATTTATCACATGAGGCATCTGGTATAATATTTAAATGGAACAAAGCTACTCCAATGGCTGTTGTTCCTCATCACCATGTTGGAGCTACAGGTAATTTTATGGATATGCACATGAGTGTACAGGGTAAAATAAAAGATATAGCTTATGGTGATAGAAAAATGTCTTATGATGTTCACAATGGTGTAGCGTATCAAAACAACTATAGAGTAACAAATGGTAAGGGTGCTAGTGTACAAAGAACTCACATGCACATGATTGGCATGAAGAATATGTTTGAAACAGGTAGAAGTAAAACTGTTTGGAAAAAAGCATATGAAAATGGTGGTGTAGAAGGTGTTACTAAGATGATGGAGCAAATGATGGTAGAGTCTATGGTGGGCGGTGGTACACAAGGAACTGCCTCTGCATTCTTTGGTAAGAAAGCTGGATATAACTCTGTAGTTGCTAGAAATGGCAATAGAACAGAAGCTATGATTACAGACCCTCACCCATCATATATAAAAAGTGTAGAAATAAAAGTGGGCGGTAAAAATGCCGAAGCTGAGGTTGCTAGACTAGAAAAGTTTGTTCACGAATACTTTGAAGCTAGTGGACTACGAACACCAAAAATTACATATGTAACCAAGTCATCTGAAAGAACTATATCTCCTAGAAGAGCTGAGATAGAAGCCTTATCAGAAAGACAATATGAAATATTTCAGCCAGAATCTAAAAGAAAAGAAACTGTAGAAAACATAGAAAAACAAATACCAGGAGCATACGAGTATATTAAGACTTTAATAAGTCAAAAAAATATGATGGGTAGCTATGAAACTATTGCAAGAGCTAGAAGAGTTATACCTGAAAAACTATTAACAGACACTCAGTTAGAGTTTTTACATAGAAGCGGTATGGTTGAGCTTGGTATGGCTAAAAACTACAAAGAAGCTACTCAAAAAGATATAGGTCAAGAAGTAGTTGACTTTACTCAACAAGCAGAAGTAGTTATTACAAGAAAGCAAACTAAAGTGATGGAGGATAAGCTACGTGCTTACAGAGATGGTTTAAGAAGAGGTGGTATAAATACTAGAAAACTTACAAGAGATTATAAAAGAGAGATAGAGAAGTTTATCAAAGAAGACCTTGGGATACCTCAGTCAATACTTACTAGGTCAGAAGTCAAAAGAATGACTAAGAAGATGTTTGAGGTTACAAGCCCAGAGCAAGCTCATAGAGCGTTAACAGAGATTGTAGCTATTGCAGAAAAAGCTAAAAACAGAGAACTTCTTACACAGTTAGAAACTCTAGGTAAAAAAGGACTAAAGGTTACAAAGCAAGGCTCTATTAGAAAGGGTAAGGCAACTGCGGAAGCTCAAGCTACATTTGATAAAATGAACGAGATGATGAGGTCAGAGATGACTAAAGAGCAGGCTCAAGATAGAATGTCCGAACTTGTTGATAAAATAGAAACATTAGAACCTGGCACAAAAGAGTATAAAGATGTGGCTAACGAAATAGAAATGCTAGGATTTGTTGGTTACAAATCTCAATCTAATCAGCAGCTGCAAGACTTACAGGCTAAAATGAAAAGAGTTGTTGAGGATGGCAGAACTGAAAGACAACACAAAGACGCTGAAAGAAGTGCTGAGAAAGAAGCTAGAGTAGAAGAGTTTTTGAAGATTCTAACCAAAGGAGATGGAGTTGCTGTTACTACAGAGGGTAAATTAGATGCGTCTCGTATAGGTAGAACAATAGAGCAAATAAGTAATCTAGAAAACTGGATGTTAGGATGGGACGCTTTGATTGACAAAGTTTCTAAGTTTGACAAGTCTTCTGGTATGTATGAATCTGCGTTAAGTAAGTTTACTGAAAACGTACACATCTCTGAGTTTAAAGAAAACGCAAAACAAGAGCAGTATATGTCTGAGGTAGAAGTTGCACTTCAAGATATTTATAAAACATCAGGTAGAGCTCTTAATAGAATACTAAGACAAAACACAAAGGTTCAAGAAATAGGAACTTTTGAATTTGCAGATGGAACAACAAGAAGAGTAGTTGCTAGTCAAAATCAAGCCTATAAAAAAGTTATGGAGTGGAGAAATCCTGATGCCAAAGAAAAATTAGAGCAAAACAACGGATACACTCAAGAAGTTATAGATGCTATGGAAGCATTTTTAAAACCAGAAGTAAAGCAGTGGATGGAATGGCAGTTAGGTACTTTTTATCCTAAGACGGGTCAAGAAGGGTTAAAACAGGCTGCTGAAAGGTATGGAGTTATGCCAGAGCTTCAAACAAATTACTCTCCTTTAGTATTAAAGACAGCTGTTAGAAAAACAGGAGCTGAACTAACTCCTGAAGGAACCGTGGCCTACACAACTACAGGGACTACTAAGTCTTTTATGAAACAAAGAACAAAGCATAAGCAAGAGGTGGACATGGTTGATGGTGACGCTATATTAATGAAACATATTACAGACATGGCTCACTACACTTCTTGGGAAGGAACTGTAAGAGATTTGAGGTCTGTTTTTTATGATGGTAGAGTTAGACGTGCTATACAAGAAAATCACGGTGGTCAGATACTAGGTAAGATAAACGACTATATAGACACATTTGCTGCTGGTAGAAACTTAAAAGCTCAAACCATAAGCGCTATAGAAAATGCTAGAGCAAGATTCGTTCAAGCTTCTATTGGATTAAACCCAGTAGTATTTGTTAAGCAGTTAACATCTATACCTGCGTATGTTGCTGATGTTGGTGTTAAAAAGTTTATAGATGGATTTACTGATGTATTGAATCCTACAAAAACAAAAGAGATATTTGACATACTTATGGAATCAGACTTTATGAAAGCCAGATATAAAAAAGGTTTTGATAGAGACATGATGATTGCCATGAAGGAAATGAAGTTGAAGCCTAAAGATGGAATTACTTTAACAGATGTATCATTTGCTTTGACTAAGCTAGGGGATAAAATGGCAATTGTTGCTGGTGGATGGTCTGTATATAAATCAGCTAAGGCTGAAGCTATAGCTAAAGGTAAAAGCGAGGCAGAGGCTCATAAGATAGCTTTAAACAGATTTTCTAAAGCTAGTAAAAGAGCTCAGCAGGCTGGTGGTATAGCTGACCTTTCTATGTTCCAACAAGGTGGTACATTTGCAAGATTAATGACAATGTTTAAGACTGCTCCAAACCAGTATTTTAGATTATGGGGTGGTTCAATTAGGTCTTTAGCGTACGGTAGAGGTAATAAGAAAAAAGCATTAAGAACATTTGCCCTTACTCAATTTGCGTTACCTATGTTTTTCCAAGCGGCTGCAAATGGATTTAATATATATGACGAAGACGCAGATTTAGAGTCAACATTTGATTATCTAGACCCAAGAAACTTAAGTAAAGAACAAAAAAGAGCAGCAGGACTTGGTGTATTTAACGGTGTATTTCTTGCTGGTGATATAATAGATAATCTATCAAGACACGTATATTTAGGTCAAAGCTTTGATTATGGCACAACACCTTTACAGTCTACTGTTAAAGAAATGAAAAGAGTTATTGACTTTGCTGAAAAGTTAGATTACGAAAACATGAGCGCTGAAGAAATATCTGAAGCCATAGATTTAACGTTAAATGTTGTTGGTAAAGCAACTGGTGTGCCATATCAACCAGCTAGAAGAACATATGAAGGAGCTAAGGCATATATAGATGGTAAAACTGATGATGAAAGAAGATTGTTAGGTTGGTCTACATTTATGCTGGGTACTAGCGAAGAGAAGGAGTATGCCGATAAAATAATTAGTGAAGGCATATTGACCAAGAAAGAAGCTATGGAATCTTACAAACAGAAGTTTGAGATAGGTGGTAGTAGAGACGATAAGAAAGCTTTACAGGACTTTGAAAAGTATTATGATGCTTACTTAGCTTTTGGAGAAGAAGTTGATGGAGAGTTTGTTTTTAAGGATAGAGAAGCTATGTTCTTTTTAGATAAGTATACGCCTACCGAAAGAAAAGTAGCAAAACTTAGAGATTTACAAAAAGAGATGCCTGCTGATGAGTTTAGAAGTTTTTATCAAAAACTAGATAATAACAAACTTTTGTCTAATGATTTAAAGAAATCGTTCAGAAACAAAAAAGGTGTTGTTGAAGATAAGTCTGCTCTTGAAAACATGGAGTATGTGTATGACGATTTAATTTTTGGCAAGGGTGATGTTACACCTGAAAACTTTAATTCTAAATTAAAAAAATCTTTTGAGACAGCATTAAAAAATGAATCTAATCCGTTCAAAAAGAAACAGATAGCTAGCAGATATAAATCATTAATTAAGAAGGCTGCCATACTAAAAGCTGTGGGAGAAAGACCTGCATATTTCTATGATGCTCTGAGCCTTGAAGAAAACTCACAGACTAGACTTGAGATATTCAAGGAGGCTAGACAACAGCTTTCATCAGAAGAATATAAAGCTTTGTATTTTAATCTAGCAAAAGCTAAGTTCTTTAAAGACATAGAATTTGCTAGGGGTCAGAAGAATATACACTTAGGTGTTGATTAAAATCATTAAAATTCGTATATTTGTAACTTAAATTAAAAAAAATGAATAAAAAATTTGATTTATCATTAGGACTTGGAGGCCCAACTCTACTAATGTCAGATGGAGATAGAGCTACTGGAATAAACGGTTATGCTCTTCAAGCGTTGGAAGATTGTGTGTTTAGTGAAATTGTACTAGACCAAACTACTACAATTCCTTTAGAAAAAAAATTAACTATTACAAAGATAACTAATGCTAGTAATGAGTTTGAATTATCAGCTGATGATATAGCATTACTATCTGTTGGTGATAAGATATATTACAATCATGGTGGAGTTGACCTTCCTGAAGGAACAGTTCAAGATGGTGAAGGACGAGCAACAGAATTAAAAGATAAAAGTATATATTTTGTAGCGTCTATTGATACTGCAACTAACGAAATAACTATTGAAGAAAGCGTAGGCATTGGAGCTATCACGTTAGATGATGATGGTACTTTGTACGGATTAGATACGTATTTTGCTAGAATACCTGAGCCTTATCAAAAAAACAATCCTCATGGAGAGTTTTCAAGAAATGCTAGTGGTGCTAATGATAGAACTCACCACATTGTTGGAGCTACAGACGGTCGTATATTTACCACATATGATGATGGAGGTGTTCAGGTAAATATGTTTGACACAACTGGTGGAGCTAATGTTGGAGACGTAACAATACCAAGAGGTATGACTGTATATCTTCCTATTACAAGTATTTTATTAACCACAGGAGCATGTATAGTTTATACTAAAGGTATGTAATTATGGCTGGAAGTTTAGGTTTAGGAACAAATTTATTACATCAGACTCATCTTGAGTATACAACTATTTCTGGATATTTATGGGAGTTGTCGGGTACTGACCTGATGCCTTTTCCTACTGGCTCTGTAACTGATTATAATTTAGCTTGGGATTTAGATGGCACTGATTATATGCCTCAATCATCTTTGAGTTTTTCTGGCACTGAAGGTAACTGGGAAGAAGTAAGTGGAGAACTAGCTCCAATAGAAGTATAATAAATAAAAATAAAATAAAATGGCAACACCAAATATAGTACCAAGAGCAAATAACGAAGGAGAATTAGGTACAACTAGTAAAGCTTGGGCTAAAAGCACCGTTGGAACATCTGCGCAAGTAGGAACTAACGCAGCTCAAAATTTAGTTTTACAGGCAGGTAGAATTACATTTACTCCATCTACTGGTGATACTGTAACTTTAGCAGCTGCAACTAACGGAGCTTTAAGTATAGCTACAGATGATGCAGCAGCAGATAATGCCGACTTAGATTTACTTATTGATGGTAACATAACTTATAATTCTTCTTCTGGAGTTCATGAGTTTAAACACGCTTCAACTACTTTAGGAGCTATAAAAGGTAATTTTTCTCAGTTTAATACAATAGAATATGTTAGAGTTTTAGGATATACATCAGGAACAGCTAGTACAAATGTATTCGGGCCAGACATTTCTCAGGGCTCAACTTCTCACATATGGGCAGACTCTCTTTTTGCTGATGGGGGTGCGGTACAAGTATCATCACCCGATAAAGCTATACAAGCAGCTCAGTTAGTTGCTGGTAGAGGTGGATATATAAATAATATACATGGCTGGATTTCTGGTACTAACGGTAAAACAGCTACTTTTAGAGTATTCAAAGCTACGCCTACTGATGATGGTGCAGGAACTTTAGCTATGACAGAGCTCGGTCAAGCTAACGGTGTAGATGTAGCCTTAGACGGAACAGGTGAGTCTACTAGAGTAGATTATAACTCTGTAGCAAGTTCTGACCTTGGCAGTACGGCTACGTTTTCTGCTAACGACTTAATAGTTGTGGGTCTTCAAAGTGACAGCGCTGGAATGGTTTCCAGATTTGCTTTAACTATGGAGGTTGTATACACAGAAATAATCTAATAGTAGCATGAAAAAAATAGCTTACTTATTATTATTTTTTTTGTTATCGCTATCTGCGACAGCACAGTTTAAGAAAGCTATAAAATTTTCTACATTCTATGTGGCTGCTAATGGGGGTACATCTTTATCAGATAGAGAGGTGTACTCTGTTAATAGTAGCACACTATTATACGACACAATTATTACACCATACGATTACTCATTAGCTATGGGTATACGTAAAATACAGAGGTTTCAATATGAACCTCAACTACCATTTAAAGATGGTACAGAATCCTCTTTTTCTGATGCGGCTAACATAGGCAGAAATCCTTTTGAGTATTTATTTCAAATAGAATATAAAAGACAAGAGGGGATAGAATACTTAGACCAACATCATTTTATAAGATACATTAGACCAAAATGGTTTACAAAAGCTGAGTATATTAAAGATGGTTTTGCAGACATAGAATACTTTGAAGGCACACATAGACTAAGATTGAATGGTAGCAAAAAGTTATCATTCAATATAGGTGCTGTGCAAAGGCTAGCAGAACCATATGGCTATGACCCGCTAGAAGAGTGGACAATGACTACTGGTGATATACACTATACACAGCTAGCTATTGAAGAAGGATATAGTATAGATGTGTATGAATCTGAATATAGAGCGCCAAGCGGTGCTATTGTAGCAACTAGTTCTGAAGTATGGAATGAAGTTGTTATGCCACAAGTATTAGAAGACTATGTGTCTAATAAAAGAGGACAGTTAGCTAATCAGTGGCAACACTCACTAGTTATAGGATTTGATTTCTATCACTACAAGAAAAACTTTTGGTTACACTCCTGGGGTAACCTAATGCCTTATCACTATGATGATGATAGTGAATACTCTTATCATAATTTTAATGACGAAGAACAATGGTATGATTACTCAGGTGGTATTATATTTGGATTGAAAGCAACTAAAAGTTTGGGTTGTTTTATAGAAGGAAAATACAATAAGTACTGGAATAAAGAATGGTACGGATTTAAATTAGGAATTAACTACGTTATACTTTAAAAGATGAAAAAAATTTGTAACTTAATTAAAATGTTAACTTTTGGAAAAGTGTGTTTAGGACACTGCTGTTCTAGTAACTGTGAGAGATAATGGCAACTGAGATAAGCAAAGAAACAAAACTAAAATTAAGTTTAGAAACTATAATAGCTATAGGTTTTGTGTTAGTAACAATGACTGGTATGTGGTTTACATTGAAAGCTGAAATACAAGAGGCAAAAGAATTACCTGAGCCACCACCAGCAGAAGTTACACGAATGGAGTTTGATATGAAAGACCAGCTTGTGCGTCAAACAATAATGACTACACAAGAGGATGTGAAAGAAATCAAGGAGACACTAGAAAAAATAGAACGAAAGATTTATCAATAATGTGGAAATACTTTGGAACCTATTTATTAGTATTATTTTTCTTGGCTCTCTCGCATATTGCTTCATGTCAGGTGACAGCGATTCATTTTAACGCTGGCTTTAACGCTCATAATGATGTTGAGTGGTTTGATGAGTTAGTGGATTGTGAAAAAGAAAGCAAGACCATTGATGGTAATGACAATCAAAAAAAGTACACGATAGCAGTTGTACCTACTATAATTGTGTTTGATGAAGGAGAAGAGGTGAAAAGATTTCAAGCAGACCTAAGTTTTAAAATGGTAGCTACTGAAAAAGATGTGCAGGATTATATTGATGAATTAATAATGAGTAAATTTTAATGAACAACTTTACTAAATTTTTATACGCTTTTATAATATTTATAGTATTTACTATTTCTATTTCTTTTGGACAATGCCCTCCAAGTACATGGAGTTTAAATGTAACTATAAATCCTGACCAGTATCCAGAAGAGACATCATTTTATGTTTTGAACTTAGGTGGTGACACTATTTTTCAAGGGGGCCCTTTTGAAAATATAGTAGATTATCAACCTCAATATATTAGCTCCTGTGTACCAATAGATAGTTTTATATTAGTTTTAAAAGATGAATATGGTGATGGTATGGCTGGTAGTTTATGGGGCGGTAATGATGGCTCTGTATACATAGAACAATGTGGCGATACAATTTGGCAACTAGACACACCAGACTTTGGTTATGAAATATACGATACAATATATACTTCTGGATGCCCTCCTCCCGCACCAATATATGGTTGCATGGATGAAAACTTTTTAGAGTTTTTACCAGTGGCAACAGTTGATACTGGTATGTGTGTTACACCAAAACTATTTGGTTGCACTGATTCACTAGCTTTTAACTACGATTCTACAGCTAATATAGATGAATATATAGATAGCTGTGCACATGAACTAGAATTAACCGACCTAGCTGGAAATGGTTGGGCTGGTTCTACACTGAAATTATATCAAGCAACAAACATAGTACCTCCGTTTAATTATGAAGATATTGGTACATACACATTAATAGATGGTTTTGATACGACTTTCTTTATAAACCTAGCAGCAGATTATCCTGTCAAAGCAGTATTTGAAATTACACAACAATCAGACTTCACAGCAGTACAATGTGGATTTAGCTTGTACTCTGAAGATTATGTAGCTATAGATATAGAAGGTGGATTTGTAAATCCTATACCACCATTCTTGCCAATCATGGCAGAACCATACTGTGGTAACACTTGTATAGAAAGAACATATGGCTGTATAGACAGCTTAGCAGTAAATTATAACGACACAGTAAATACAGATGATGAAACTTGCTATTATAATCCAGGGTGTACTAATCCAATTTATTTGGAGTACAATGCGCTTTATGACTACGATGATGGTTCGTGTGCTACGTTGGTTGCATACGGATGCATGGACTCAACTGCATTTAATTACGACCCTTTGGCTAACGTGGAGCTACCTGGCTCTTGTATTGCTGTCGTAGAGGGCTGTATGGACGATGGTGCATTTAATTACAATATAAACGCTAATGTTGATGACGGAAGCTGTATACCTCTTATATTTGGCTGTATAGAGCCGTCTGCATTTAATTACTGTGATACATGTAATACAGACAATGGTAGCTGTATAGACGTTGTAAATGGCTGTATGGACAGTTTAGCACTAAACTACAATCCTTTAGCAAATGTAGATAATGGTTCTTGTATATTACCATTGGCGGGCTGCACTGATGTAACTGCAGTTAATTATAATGTTAATGCTAACATACCTGACAGTAGCTGTTACTATGAGTCTGGTTGTTATGCTACAGTACCGTATTACATTCCTAATGCTTGTTTTGAATGGGTTATAGATATAGACCCTTATTGTTGTGATGACAGTTGGGATAACACATGTTATGACTTATATAATTATTGCCAAGATGGATGGTCGGGGCCAGTAAGCGTTGACATGTATAAGAGAACTAAATATATACCTTATCCAAACCCAACAAGAGACTACGTAAACTTTACTGAATTAGTAGATGTATTGGTTATAGATAATTTAGGTAAGAACCATAAGTTATATAAGAATACTAAAAGAATAAAATTAGATAAAGGAATAAACTATATAAAAGTTTCAAACAATAAATTAAGTTTTACTACTATAATAATTGTACAGTAGAAGATGAGTAAAAGTAAATACTATTATGATTACACAAGAAATATGAGTAACGAACAAATACAAAAAATTTGCACAGAAGAATGTGATTGTGTGGAAAATAAAAATAAATTAATTGACATATTCAAAGATGACAATAATTATAATGAAAAATCTATTGTAGGATTTATAGCATTTGCTATCATGATTTTTGTTATATTTGTAGATGTGATTACTGGTTTCTTTGGAAAGGACTTAGTTATAAAAGAATTTGTATATAATTCATTTGTGGTTATAGTTTTAGGTTCTTTTGGAATCAGTGGAGTAGAAAAAATATTTAATAAAAAATAAAATGGCAAAATTAAATGTATCTTTGACATTAACTTCTACAGATATACTACCTGGAGAATTAAGCTTTACAGAGACAGATGAAATCACTGTTACTGGTGTAACTAGTGGATTTGGTACTACTGATGCTCCTGTATCAGGTGGTTCAATAACTCACATAAACTCTGTATCTTTTGCTGGTACGAATAAGAAAGCTTATATTTATCTAAAGCATACAGGATTAAAAGGAGATGGTACTACAACCTCAACTGACAACTTAAATGTTTATGATGATGATGATAAAGCTATCGCTATCTTAGCTCCAGGTGAGTTTTTGTTTTTACCAGTTCAGGATAATAATGACGTTGCTGTTCGTTCAGCTAGTGGTTCTAACACTATTCAGGTAGAGTTCTTTTTTGTTGAAGCAGACTAATTAAAATAATAAAATGGCAAAATTTTCGGTAAATTTATCAATAAGAAGCACAGAGCTTTTTTCTAATCAAGATGTTGTTATATCTGAAAGCGACACTCTTACTGCTGGTGGAGACGTTGTTGGATATGGTAAACTTGTTGTACCTTCTGGTAATGCGCATGGCTCAGCAATACCAGTAAACGTTGCAGATAGTTTTTCAGCTAAATCTTACGTATATCTAAAACACACAGGATTTGATGGTGATGGCTCTACAGCTACATCTCTTAATATTCTTGTATTCAATAGCGCTAGTACAAAAATTCAGTTTGCTACATTAGCTCCAGGTGAGTTCATGATTCTTCCTTATATAGGAGGTGGAGACTTTACAGACATCAATGTTTGTACATCTGACGCTTCTGGTTCAGCTACTACTGACCAAGCAACACTTGAGTACTTCTTTGTAGAAGCAGCGTAGTATGGAGCTTGAGGTATTAAGATTTAGCTCTCAGTCAGATTGTACTAACGGTTTACTTTTTGAAGTAACAGATTTAGGTAAAAGATTTTTGTGCTATACTTTGGAGGATGAACATAGAGCTTCCAAGGTTAAGGGAGAGACAAGAATACCAGAAGGTAGATATGAAATCAAACTTCGTAAGGAAGGTGGTTTTCATTCTCGTTACGAGAAAAAATATGCAGGAATGCATAAAGGTATGTTACATGTTCAGGATGTTCCAGGGTTTGAATGGATACTAATCCACACAGGTAACACTGATGAACATACCGCAGGATGTTTGCTTGTTGCTGATACACAACAAAATAACATCATTGTAAAAGATGGATTTATTGGTCAATCAGTAAATGCATACAAAAGAATATATCCTCCTATAGCTGAGGCTATAGAAAATAATGAGGATGTCTATATAACGTATATAGACTACGATTTGTAAGATAACTTTCCTCCGTGTTATTCAACATGGTTTGTTTTGTTGTTTGATGAGGGAGCCTCGTTTTGCGGGGCTTCTTTTTTTTTGTATATTTGCATTGAACAACAAATTTAATTCAAGATGAAAGAGTACGGAAAAAGAATCCGATTATCCCCTGAAGAAGTACAATTAGTTGAAAATCATAGACTTACAAAAAACGTAGGTATAATTGGAGACACACATGAACCCTTCTGTCATCCAAGGTACAGAGATTTTTGTTACGAAGTTTTTAACAGGTTTGCCTGTGGAACTATAGTTCACATAGGAGATGAGGTAGATAATTCTGCTCTGTCATACCATGAGAAGATGGCTGAGATGCCTAACGCAGAGAGCGAAGCAGAAAAAGCTCAGAGAGCTATGGAGAGATGGTATGCAACCTTTCCAGATGTTATGGTATGTGTGGGAAATCATTCAGCTTTACCTTTTCGCCAGGCTACCACAGCAGGAATACCTAAAAGATTTATGAAGTCTTACGAGGAGATATGGAATGCTCCTAAAGGATGGAAGTGGGAAATGGAATGGGAGATAGATAATGTTTTATATACTCATGGTACAGGTTCTGCTGGACAAAATGGAGCTAGAAATAGAGCTATAGCTAACAGACAATCCACTGTTATAGGACATCTACACTCTTTTGGAGGTGTATCTTACATGGCATCTAGAAATGATATTATATTCGGCCTCAATGTTGGATGCGGAATATCTGTAGACCATATGGCCTTTTCATATGGTAAGGTGTTTCCAAAGAAACCAACGTTAGGATGTGGTGTTGTTCTAGATGAAGGAAGGACGGCTATATTTATACCTATGAATTTAGGAACA